ATGCTATCGGATGCCCAAGTAAAGTCATTAAAACCTAAAGAATCTAGATATTCAGTAGCAGATGGGGAAGGATTAAACATTTCCGTTTTTCCTAATGGAAAAAAGAAATGGGTTTTGTCTTATCGCCAAAATGGAAAGCAAAATCAAAAGATGTTGGGTGAATATCCTATTATGGGATGTAAAGAAGCACGCCAACTAGCAAGACAATTAAAATTAGAATATCAGGGCAAGGTCGCCAATTCTCCACCAGTCCATAAGGTGGTTGAGGAATGGTTGAGTATCATGAAATCACAATGGACCAGCAAAAAATACTATGACACAGTCGAATATCGACTTGCATATCTAACCGAGGATTTTAAAAATCTTCCAATTAATGAAGTTGAAAGAAAGCACATCTCGAAGAAAATTAAAGAAATTGTTGCAAAGGGTACTTTAGAAACAGCAAGCCGAGCATTAAGACTTGGAAAGCAAGTATTTGATTTTGCAATTGCCTCAGATTATACAGATCGTAATCCATGTACATTAGTAGAGGATGTAATACCTGAATATGAATCTGACAGCCATCCTTGTTTACCTGTGAGTGAAATGCCAGAATTCTTTAAACGCATGAAAGCGAGTCATTCTAGCTCAATAGTAAAAATGGCCATGCTTTTAGTTTGTTATACCGGAACCCGAATAACAGAATTGTTAAAAGCTAGGTGGGATACTGGAGAGATAGATTTTGAAAACAAAGTCTGGATAATTCCTGCAGAGCGAATGAAAAAAAGAAAAGAATTAATGGTCCCACTGGTACCGCAAATCTATGCTTTGTTTAAGGAACTCGAAAGCGTCAAAACAGATGATGGGTACATATTTAAAAAACGTGGAAAACCTTATGAGCACATGACATCTGAGTCGGTTCTCACAATGATAAAAAGAATGGGCTACACAGATAAAATGGTTACTCATGGTTTTCGTTCATTGTTTTCGACTCATGCTAATGAAAGTAAATTGTTCCGTGGTGAGGTTATCGATTATCAAATTGCCCACGTGAACAAAACAACAAAAGCAGATAAGACAAGTAAAATTTATAACCGTGCCGAATATTGGGATGAGCGAGTAGAGCTTATGACTTGGTATGCGAATGAAGTAGAAAATTGGATTGGTACTAACTCATGAACCAAAGTTTATTTGTCGGTTTTTGGAATATAAATTTATCTCCTCCTATAGGAAATAGATGGAATAAATCAAAAGTTGATAAAAAAATAAAAGTTTCTAGGGTAATTCAAGGGCTCTTGAAACTCGATTTTGATTTTTTATGTCTTTGTGAGGTTTCACCTGAGGATATGGAGTTTATAGATAATAGTATTCAACTTATTGGGATGGGCTATGATTACAATATTTATCGAAAAAATTATGGAGGCTTATATTTTGATACATGTGTAATATTTAAAAATACTTTTGATTTTGTTCAATCAAAAGTAGAAGTCGATGGTGAAGAAAAGAATAAGCTTAAAGTCTTTCAAAAATATGAATTTCTAAGTGGGCACTTAGAAGAAAGAATTATATTTTATGTTACTCATTGGTTATCTCAATTAAATGATAATAAGGAAAAAAGAAGAACAGTCGCATCATTTATTAAAAAAGATACTAATGATGAAAAAAAAATTTTCAATAAAACGAAGTTTGTTGTTTTAGGGGATTTTAATGTTGAACCTTATGATTCGGCAATATTAGAGGGGTTAAGAAGTACTAGGGATCAAAAAGTTATCTCTAATAATTCTTCACTGTTTTACAATCCTTTTTGGAAATTTTTACAAATTAAGGAAGATCAACCCTCAGGTACCCATCACTGTACTAAAAATGAGTTCCATCACTGGCACATTTATGATCAAATCTTAGTTTCAGGAAACTTTTTCCGTGATGGATGGAATTTGGATGATAATCTAGTTCTTGTCTTTGATGATAAGATGATTAGTTCTTTACATAATGATTCATTTAGTAACCCTTCAGATCATTTGCCTATCTGTCTAAAGTTGGAGAAAACAAAATGCATTTAGATTTAAGTTTAGCAGTTGAAGAGGGTATGCAATCCTCTGTAACCAGAGACAAAAGTATTGAAGAAATTGATAATGTATTATTTGAAGTAGACCAAGCAGTTAAGAAAGCAACAAATAATAAAGTTGAATTTGGTTGGAGAAAAAAAGGGTTTAATACGTTAGGTTTATTAACGGGTCTTACTTCACTTCCAATTACAGATGTAAAAATTGAATCTCAAGAGCCTGAGTCGCGTGTTCTCTATGTTTCTGCAACAGATGACAAAACACAAAGATTTGATATAACAATATTAGTGATAAGTCCTGATGGCTTCCCATGTGAAATGAATGTTAACGGCAACAAGCTTATATCACATGATGCTGAATCCTTATTAGAGCAATTTAAACCCTTACTTTCTAGTGCTTTTGTTGGAGATAAAATAAGAAAATTAATGAAAAAAGGCGCTTAATTAGCGCCTTAAATTTTGAATCTAATCATAGCAAGTAATTATGAAAGCATTTTTTTGTAGGTTTTAAATTGAACGAATTTCTAATGTATAAAATTGATAAATGGGTAAATCAAAATGGGTAATAAATACTACGATCAATTAGTAAATAATGATTCTCATTTTGAAATTACGTTTAATGATTTTGAGGAGTTTATAACTTTTATTCGTCCAGATAAATTACATGTAAAAGATCTTATGACTCAATTAAGATTGGAATTTAACCCATCAGCTGTTAATTTTCCTTTTTTTAAGATAAAAGATTTTAAAGGGTATAGTACATTAGACAAATCGATCATTTATCGGGGACATGGAGAAAGTGATTGGGATTTAAAACCAACCTTTTATCGTAATAAAAAAAAATATTGGGTGGGTTAAGACAAATTGGAGTGTAGATCAAAATTATGAGTCAGAAATTTTATTGAAATTCCAAGATTCCTGTGATTTAGCTGGTGTTCAATTACCATCAGATAATGATCAATTGAGAAGAAGACAAAAAAATAAGTTAAGTAAATATAGGAAATCGTTTGGAAGAGATCAGCTAGATTGGTTTGATGATGATTTTTTTGAGTTAGCTGTATATGCACAACATTATGGAGTTGAAACTAGATTGCTGGATTGGACCAAAAATCCGTTTGTAGCTAGTTATTTCGCTTGTTCTCATGCACTCAAAATGAATTATGATCCAAATTCAAAATTTTGCATTTGGGTATTAAATTCTGAAAGTATTACAAATGAATTGAATCAAGTACTCGAAGTGCTAGATCCACCTAAAGGCCTTAATCAGCATATTTCTCATCAACAAGGTGTCTTAACTTACACAAAAAATCACATCAAAATCTTTAATAAATTTGGAACTCGACCATGCTTAAAAGATATTCTAAAGTATTATGAAAGTGGTTACAGGTTATTAAAAATAACTTTAGGATATGAATTAATCGTTGAATTATTTAATTATTGTAATATTCATAATTTCAATGCATGTCACTTATTTCGTGGTGCCAACGGTGCTGCAATGCACACCACTGATTTATTAAATTTTGATGACTATAAATATCCTATAGAAGATTAAAGGCGCTTATTTAGCGCCTTGAATCTCAACTTTAATCTTTGCTACTGATTGAGATGTCCAACCCTTATAAGTTTTGGATTCTCGATCAGGCGGGAATTTCTCCAAATAATATTTTTTAAAAGTATTTGGAGCCATTCCGAGTTCTTTAGCTAATTGTCTTAAAGAATACCAAGACATTTAAATCTCCTGACTTTCCGCTTTAACTTCTTTCAGTGATTCAATTGACTTAATCCAACTTAAAATGTGTGGCTTAGTTATTTCATCCTGACCGTGAAACCAGTAGAACTTTTTTTTTTTCAAGAACGTAATAAGGTTCACCAGATCCATTAGGCACAAGAAAATAATGGGTAGCATCTTTGGGTGCTGATTCAAGTATTTCTAATTCACTCATCCCTCAGCTCCCGATTCAATATCCAACTTCATTGCACCTTCTTCTGGATATTCGGTCATCCAAAAGTAATAGCCTTTTCCACTGTGGCCATCTTCAAAGAATTTAATTGTTAGTTCAGTATCAAGTTGATCTAAATCTTTCTCACCATCTGGATTTACAAATTCGAGAAGGCTTTTTAGTTGATGACCGCTAAGTGTTATGCTCATTGTTCAGCTCCCGATACGTTTGGCACACTATGAAAATGCATCCAGTGAGAAGGTGGGTCATTATAATAATTTGCCCATACACTATTTAGATCTTCATCAATAGTTATATAGTCTTGTTCTGGAGTAACATCTGGCGCATCATCCCAACAAATAAGTACCATTATGTCTGTAGGTGGCTCTTCATCTTTTACGCTGATCCAAGTGGGCCCAGCTTGGGCTTTTGCTGCAGCCCAAGCTTTTGCACTTGTATAAAAGTCAGCTTCATATTCAGGGCTTCCATCTTTGGCCCATTTATATGCAATTGGGTCATCATTTTTATACCAATCAGCATGAGCTTGCATTTCCTTTTTCCAAAGTAACCAAGCTTTATTTGTCACTATATTAAAATAGCCATTCATGGTTTCACTAAATACAAGAATGTCATTTTTTCGAATATTGCTTTCTTGCTTGAAAGTTTCAGTTTTTTGAAATTTTCTTCAAAAAAAGCACGGTCATAAAAAATCATGAATTAGCTCCCATTCTGCTTGAATAAAGAGCTTTATTACTTTCGACAATTTCTTCACATTCTTTTTGACTACCAACGAAGAAATAATCTTTTTTCAGTTCACCAGCCTCAAATTTAGCTACCCAAGTACCGTAGACCTTTTCGGCTGAGATATATGCATAGCGTTGCTTTGTGATTGAAATGATATCTTCAATGTCTAAACAATCACCCAAACAATTAAAGTCTTTTTCTTTATTTACGCAATTTTCAGGCTCTTCATTGTCTTGCCACATAGTTTTAATTTGGTCTTCAACAATTAGAACTGAACCTTTAGGCAAATTATGATCCTTGGCTTTATTCCAGAATTCCCACAGTTGTCGAGTTTGTTCGATCATAAAAAAGACTTGGTTATCTTCTATTATGGAATAAGAAAAAAAGTCCCGATTTGTATAAGAAGCTGCGAGATCAGGAACAAACCATAGCTCCATACTGTCTTTTTTAAAAACTTCTACTTCTGCAATTAAAGCTTCTCTTTGGTTCGCTAAATTAATCATTCGCTTGCTCCAAACAATAAGTGACAGCTTGCTCTAAAGTTTCAAATTCCTTTTCCACATCATTGTCGAGATATGCCGTCCATTCGTCATTACCGCCACATTTCGAGATAAGAACACTTCCAATCCAAACATCATCGTCATCAAATTGCACTGCAGTCTTAACTTCAAACATTTAGGCCACCATCTGATAACTTTTTTGATTTAATCTTGCTAATCCACGCAAACGTAATTGCTCAATAAAGTGTTTATCTCTGTTCATCCATGCTCTGCAGAACGAGGCAAATTTCTTTTGGCAAATATCATTCATTGGATAACCATCTTTTGTTTCATTCATTGATATCTTTGCAACTTCTTTGCCACGCTTTAAAATAATGAATCCATTTTTATGAGATGGGTAATACCCGTTTTCACACATCCAAACAGTGAAAGGAAACGACATAGAATCAGGGATGTTTCTCATCATTTAAAATCTCCAAATGGAATCTTTAACTTTTGCCTTGTAGAGCAGGGCATCTGTTTCATGAAGCGAAACATTTGAGAACACATGAGTTCTGTTTTTACCAACCACAGTGAAAGTTCTGGTTTTGCTGTTGTATATTTGGATCATTGTGGTGACTCCAATAAGAAGTTATTTTCAACTTCTAGTTCTTTTCTTCTTTTTATAACCAGCTCCATTAGGGGTTCTTGAATACGTTCATCTGCTTCTGAAATATCAATTTCAATCGCATCCAACGTAGTCAGGTCTGTAGCTCGTTTGACTCGTTCAGAAATTGAAATATTTTCTTTCGATTGACCAGCAATGATGACTAAGTGTTTATTTAACTCAGTTAAAAAAGATTTTTGATCTTCAGAAGCCCAGTCTTTCGTTTCCTCAATGAGACTATTAGCTGCATCTGCAGTTTTAGTTTTCTTTAGCTTTTCAATAAGGCCAGCTAACGGAGACTCAACAGGTTTGTCATTATGATAACGAGTCCAATTTTCCTCTTTGTTATTGGCCTTCTTCGCAGATTTTTTTGCTTGAGTTGAGTTAATTTCTTTATCTGCTTTGGGTTCAATTGGTCCCAAAACGTTTAGGATGTTGTCGTCATCTATACTTGTCAAACCTACTTCACCGCTAATAATAGCGTTAAGTAAATTCTTAAACTCCTCACACCAATAAAGTGACTTAACAAATACCCGCAACTCACCGAAATCATGCGATTTACGTTTAATAAATGCATCTGCAGCTGAACGAGTTAGATGGCAATTAACATCTTCCCAAAAATATTTACCATGGCAGATATGAATATTGCGTTCATTCCAATCAGATAAAATGTTTATTTGAGTAGAAGCTTTTACATCGAGGAAAAGTTCATCTTCTTCATCAATAGCCAATCCATTTAAATCATGTTTTTCTGCAGCTTTTAGTGAATCAAAAAACTCTTCAACTGATTTATATTTTGATTCCTGATCTACATCTACAATATTCGTAATTTCAACTGAATCGCTTGCAGGGTCTAAACCCCACACAATATTTTTTGATTGAACAACGAAAATAGGTGAATCTGTACCAGCGTTATCATTTTCCCAAGAATTTTTGAGTTGTTGGGTAAACTCCGCCCATGTTTCAGGCGTAAATAGAGTAGGTTTCATAGTTGCTAACCTTTAAATATTTTGAAGCGCTTTACGCAAATGTGGGTCAAGGTCTTCTTTATTCAGTAGCCATGAGATATATGGGCGCGGTAATTCTTTAAGAGGTGTTCCTTTGTGTTTACCCCAAGTCATTATTTTGGGTAAACGAACTGCTTCAGACATAAGAAATAAAGAATTAAGGTCTTTAATTCCCAGTCGTTCAATTAGAGCTATAAGGATAATCCCAGTAAAATAAACATCCGCCCGTGCTGAATGTGCATGTCTTAAATGCTTGCGTGCTTCTTCACGGTTACTCATTACGAAATAGTACAGAACAGCCAATTTATGACTTGTTAAATCAGGCCATACGTCCCTTGCTAAAGCTAAAGTACATATAGTCTTTACCTTAATTGCTGGTCCACATTTATTTAGAGCTTTGATGTCGTAATCAATATTGTGGCCGACAATGAACTCAACACCTTCAGGTAACCGGAACGATTCGCAACTTGGTTGACCTTCAATATCCGTTTCAATGATGTTGTGTACAGCCATTGCTTCTAAATCAATTGGTTCAGGACAAGAATAGAAACGGTTAAAAACCTCATCCTTATGAACTAACAATTGACCATTCTCTAAGCTAAAAGGCGCATAAGCGATTTCAATTGGATAACCATTTAATTTGTTGGTTTCCGTATCTAAAATAATTGCTTTCATTGATCATGCACCATTTAACTGTTAGGCCAGCAAAAGCCGCAGTTGTGACATTCCCATTGAGCACCAGAGCCAGAATGACTAACACCTAAAGTGCATTTGTCATTAGTACATCTTGGACAGGTACCATAAATCACACGAAAAGATTTAATAGCTAACATAAATATCCCCAACTAGCGTGTACCAAGAAAGCCACGACGAATTTTGTAGGCTTTCCGATCAGGGGAAGGGATGTGCGTTTTTTGAAGAATTTGACCTAATTCACGTCCTCTACGATATTTAATTTCGGTTTCTAGATTTCGTAAAATCCACTCGTTTGTATTTAACGTATATTGTGAAACAGGAGTTAATTCATTGTTTTCATTAACCGTATAAACACGAGTTAAAGTGGGATTTGCAGCATAAACTGTATAGCCAAGACGGACTTTGTATAAACCACGTTCTTCATCCTTCCCTACGAATTCACGGAAAGTTGATTTATGGTTTACTTGACCATTCAGATTATTTTCGTAACGTTTAGATCCTCGTAAATAGTTTGTTCTCATTGTGCACCACCTAATTTAACTACATGTACTTGAACATCAACAGGTTCGCCTGAGTTAAATTGTTGTTGCCAATGTTGAGTCTTCTGCTCACGCACTTGAGCCTCTGCATCACACGCATAAAGGAAAGCAATAGCTAATGCACTAAATATAAGGAAGCATAAAACATACGGCCATTTACTATCTTTTTTAAACTTTAGATCCTCTGCTGATGGATGCTGATAAAGTTTAGAAGTAGCTGGTTTATTTGTTTTATTCCCGCTAAGTTCAGGCACGAAACAAATAGGTGTAGATGGGGCAGATTGACTGTTTATATATTTCTGATTCATAATAATTTGCCTTTATACGTACAGTATTGGTAGAAAAAGCCTCGATAGCCGTCCAAAGTCATTGAGGCTTTTTCATTTGTGTTAGCTCAGCATTTACAGACATTTGCGAAGGTTTATATCTGTACTTCAAGCCGTTTTTATTAATGCGCTCTTCATCAATTAAATTTTTCGCATTAATATTTGTGATTTCCATGTCCTTCCAATTTGGAAAGTCTTTACTTGAACATTGAATAACACGACCACAAGCCATAGCTCGTAACGCCTCCGAAACGCTAATCAAGCCTTGTTCGTCTATAACTTTGTCTTTGTAGTGATCCATGAGAGTTCACCTTTTGACGTTTACGTAGTATTGGTTGAAAAAAGCCCCGATAGCCGTCCAAAGTTTTCAGGGCTTTTTTATTTCTTAAGATTTAAATGACCCAATTCGTACAGGGTTTTCAGGAAGTAAAGCTATTACTTCTTCTTTGAAATCTTCAATAATTTCATTACGTAATAATTCTTCTTTGACAATTTGAATGGCAAATTGAGGTGTGCTACCAGTGCTATTCACAATTAAACGTAATTTGATTTCTCGTTCTGCAAGACCTAAGTAAGCTGAATCTTGGATGGTGAAATAAGCTGGTAATACGCCTTTTTTAGCTGACGCTGCAATTTGGGCCATTTCAGATTGAACCTGACGTGTGTTTTCTACTTCAGCGTTACTAGTAGTCGATGCTTCAATTTGCATATTTCGTACTGCAACAAGGGCATCTTTAATATCAATGACATTATTATTTTCATCAAATGCATTAAGTACTTGAGCCCAATCTTCAATGAAAACAGCAAAGTTGCGTTGATCTAATTTATGGTCTTTAAGTTGATTCAACTTTTTCCATACAACAGTTGATTCTAAACATAAAGAAGCTAAGTAGTCACAATGGCCTTGGGCTTGTCCTTCACCATGGAAGTTAAGAACTGCAATAGCTTTCATGTCATTTTGATTAACAAAAATTGGTGTATTTTTACCGCCTTCTGCAACTACAAAATCTTTAAAGTCGTTAAATGTTGGTGTAGTAAATTCACCATGAGGACGGAAGCGAGCATCCATAAATTTTTCAGCAGCTATAACACTATAGTCATGATGCAAAGCTACAAGCTGACCACGCTCAAGTTGAATTACAGGTTTAGCTAAACCTAGAAATTTTTCGATTTCGATTTTTTCAGACATGAAGGTCTTTCCTTTAGTTGAGTAAAAAAGATTTAAAAATTAAGCTTTTTCTTCAAAAAGCTGGTCAGTGTGTTTAGCAAAAAGCGATACATCACCACGTGTGTTTACATACATAGGTGTTTTGTCACCGTGTTCTTCGACACTTTTACCTTTTGGGAGTGGGGCATTTGAAATTAGTTTGTGCTCTACAGTTACGTTGTTGTGACCAACGCCTTTAGAGAACTTTAATTTAATTGTGATCTCGCCGACTTTTTGTGTATCAACAGCAGCACTTGCAACCTTGCTAACTGCATAGCCAAGTTGTTTTGCAAAGGCACCGCCATCGATGTCATTAATAAATTCTTCGCAATCTGTAGAGCGTAATGTACTCATTTTTTATTCACCATGAGATGTGTTGGTGAAATTATTATTCATCAATGAATAGATTAAATCAACAACAAATTATTCACTAATGAATTAATTGTATATAAAACAACCAATATGATTTATTTAGGGCAAAAAAATACCCAGTATTAAACTGAGTATTTCGTATATATTTACATGTATTTACAAGGGTTAACATTCAATTGAACGGAATCCAATCATTTTTAGTTTTTGATCAAATTATTTTTAGTCAAAATCATTAATCTTGCTAACTCATGATTAAAACTATTTAAAGCTTCTTTTATATTTAAAGATGCTAAATCATGGTTTTCAAAATTATCTAAGATGAAAGATTGTTCAACTAACGGATGGTGTTCATTAGAAATATTTTTAATATTTAAAAGAATATTAGCAGCTAATTCAGGTTGAGTTTTTATAACTTCTTCTGCAAAAGTTGTTAAAACAGTATTAATTCCTTGAAATTCAGTTACTTTCAACATCTTATTTATCCTTAAAACTCTCTATGCATACCAACGACTTTACCAACCAACTTACATTCTTCTGTTAGCTTAATAATTTGTTCAGGCCATTTAGTATTTAGTGGCTCTAAATATTTTTCTTCTCCATCTTCAATTATTAATCTCTTAAATGTAGCTTGTGTATCACCAGCACAAGAAACAATAACTAAATCATTGGTTTTTAAATCAAAAACTGGGTAGTCTGGATTTACATATATTCGATCACCTGGTTCAAATTTAGGTAACATTGATGTACCAGTTACAATAAGTCCATAACCATTTTTTCCAGCTTTCTTCATTGGTGGAAGCCATTCAAGTACTTCAGTGTCCTTCAATACTGTTTGAACATCTGTAAATGAACCTGCTGCAACCCAAGAAATAACTGGAATTTGCTCTCCATCTAATTTGATTTTATTTGATAGATTTACATTGTTATCTAACACCAATTCATCTAAATCATTATTAATATTATCAATGGCTTCTAAGTCATTATTGAGCAGTGTATTGGCATCATAGCCTGCCCAAGAGGCTAATTTTTCAACGGTAGATATCTTTGGTTCTTTATATTGCCCATTCTCCCAACGAAAAAGTGTAGGTTGTGGTACTCCAGACTTTTTACTAAGACCTGTAGTAGTAGTGCTGTATTTTTTTAACAGGTACTTAACGTTTTTTTGAAGGTGCATTTTTCCAACTCCAAGATGGATAGCTAATTTTATTCAAAAATGAATATTTTTTGTGAAACAATTCATTAATGTATTGACAACTATTCATTAGTGAATAAAAATATGCCTTAACACGGAGGCATTTATATGTGCATGAATATTCAAGATAAGGTTATTTACCTTTCAAATAGTCGAGGTTTGACTCAACAGCAAATCTCAGAAAGAACTGGGATTTCTCAAAGTTCTGTTTCAAAAATTGCAAGTGGAGAACAAAAAGAAGTTGCTTATAACAAAGGTGTTGCTTTAGACGCGTTAGTTGCCTCTGAACAGAAAAGAGAATATGAGGAATCCAAGACAAAACAATTAAATCGATCTGCATAAAAACCAATTTTAGGAATGTATGAGGCATAACCATGGCTGAAAAACTTCTTGCAAATGCATCATCGAAATTAACTTTAGAAGAAAAAGCAAAGATGGAATGGATTGCCAAACTTGAAGGCAAGAATTCCTTATCTAATCTCATCCGTTCTATGTGTAAGAAAAAGATTTCAGAAGTAGAAGGTGAGATGGCAGGTAAAAGCTCTCTCGAGGTAATAAAAAACATTTGCACTAGAAAAGTCTCAGAAGCTGAATCTGAATATCAGTTTCTCAGAAATGTTTTTTGTGGGTCAAAAGATAACGGGTATACCAGAGATACCTTCGAATTAGTGCCTTTACGGGCCGAAAAATCGCGGCATACAAATGCTAGTGATAAATCAGTCCAGCTTGATCTACTTAGCTGGAAATAAAAAACCACTCCCTGCGCCAACAGGAAATGGTCTATGGCTGTTCAAACCCTTGGAAGAATGAACGTGAGTAATTTAGCAAATCATCCCTGCTCAGGCAAATGCACTGATTTTAAAGAAGAACAGTGCTCAACTTGTCTTATAAATCAAGATGCCCCGCATCAAATCGTAAACACTCAAACCGATGAAGAGAAATTTCTAGATCGTGCATTCAATGCACAAAAGGAGATTTCATGACTTCAGAAAAAAAGGTTTGGCCGTTAGGAACCAATCACACTGATTCTGAGGGAACGCCGTGGAAGCGTGACGAGCAGAACAATTGGTGGTTTTGGCAAGAAAACTTTGGCTGGTCACGCTACGTAGGTCCAGTTAACCAAGCTTTCTTAGATTTACGATTTGAGGTAGGGACTGAACAATGATTTTTGAATTAATAAATCCTAGTGATAAATGTACATTTGAAGCGCCAAATTTAAAAATTGCAGCTTTAGTTACGTGTGTACTTGGAAACGGTCAATACTCTGCAAAAGGAATTGAAAACGACCTTGATGTTCCATTCTTTATTTTTGGTGGGCATGACGAATGGTTTGTTTCTAATTTTGGGTTGAATTTTAAAGAAACTTATATTCAAGTTCGAAATGAAGAAAAGTTTGACCTGGTAAATAGCTTTAACAGTGTTTTGTTAGGTTCTTACCTTGACCGTACTGCTTTCTATAAAGCTTATGACTTAATTCAAGATCCAGCTGAGAAAAATAAATGGCGTGAACAATGGTTAGATGAACGCCGCTCGTCTTTAAATAATATCTGTAAACGTGCATGGAATTTTGCTGAACAAGTGAGCTTGTATAAACCAGCTCAGGAAGGTGCAGCATGACTGTACGTCCAATTTTATTTAATTCAGAAATGGTTAGGGCCATTTTAAATGGCAACAAAACTCAAACTCGTCGAGTTATTAAGCCACAACCTACACTTAGTCAATCTTCTGGTTTTAATTGGAAAGGTCACTCTTACGGTATTAATTCTACATATAAAGGTACGATTAAAAATTTTGTAGATAGCAATCAAGTATGTCCCTTCGGAAAGGTAGGTGATCAACTTTTTGTACAAGAAACTTACGGTACCAAAATTAGAAGTTTAGGTGGAACTCCTCATGAGTCATTTGTCTACAAAGCAGATAACCCAAATGAAATTGCTTATTACGACTGTAAGGGAATGGGTTATCCGGTTAGATGGAAGCCATCTTCTCGTATGCCTCGTAAAGCATCACGTATTTTGCTAGAAATCACCAATATAAGTTTAGAACTTCTTAACAACATTAGTGAAGAAAGTGCTAAGGCCGAGGGAATAGTTGAGACAATTAAAGGATGGAAGCCTTACCAAGCTAGTAAGAGACTCTGTAGTTCACCTGAATTAGCTTTTAAATTGCTTTGGGAACAATACAAAGGTTCGAAATCTTGGAATGAAAACCCTTGGGTATGGGTAATCGAATTTAAGGTTATTCAAGGGGGTGATCAATGATTAATTTTATCAAGCCCCTTCACTTCAAAAGAGTTAGTTTTGAGATACCTTTTTTTCCAGTAATAAACATTGTTTCAATTTCTGGCGGAAAAGATAGTGCTGCAACATTGCTTTTAGCACTTGAACAAAATGTCTCTAATCTTTTAGCTGTTTTTGCAGATACTGGTAATGAACATGAAATCACTTATGAATATGTACGTTATTTAGAAGACAAACTCGGCGTACCAATTATTTGGTTAAAAGCTGATTTTACTAAAGAGATTGAGGCAAAAAGAAAGCGTTTATTCAAAGTTATACGGGGTGAAAATGTTCGGGGTAAATGGACACGTAAACGAGCTATTCGTGCGCTTAAACATACCCATGCTACAGGGAACCCATTTTTAGATTTATGTATTTGGAAAGGAAGATTCCCATCCACAAAAGCACGCTTTTGTTCTACTGAATTAAAACGCGAAGTAATTCTTTATAAGCTTCAATTCCCACTTATTGACCAAGGATACAAAATCATTTCTTGGCAAGGTGTTCGCGCAGATGAGTCACCTGATAGAGCAAAACTACCTATAAGTGACAACATTGGCGATGGTATCACTAATTTTCGTCCAATTCATAAATGGTCTGCTCAGGACTGTTTTGACATGCATTTTAAACATCATGTTGAGCCTAATCCCCTCTATAAACAAGGGATGGGGAGAGTAGGGTGCATGCCATGTATTCATTGTAATAAAGCTGAATTACGTGCAATTGCAGACCGTTTCCCCAAAGAAATTGATCGCATTCAGTATTGGGAACGCAAAGTCGGTGCAGCGTCACGAAGAGGATCCGCGACGCTATTCACCAGTGATAAAAGAGGCCATGGCATCAAAGAATTAGTTGAATGGTCCAAAACAACACGAGGAGGTAAACACTACGATTTAATTCCACTGACAGAAGATCAATCAGCATGTTCTTCTGTTTATGGCTTGTGCGAGTAAATGATATGAAAAATAAACTCATCGTTGACCGCAACCAAGCTAAAAATATCCGCGATAGGGAATCATGCGAAATAGCGGTAAATATGCGAATTAAGGAAGGGGAAAACAATCAATTTCGTGCGAGAAAAAAATTTCTCAATCAAGTTTTTTGGGTAGCTGAACCCCTTTGTAGCATTAAATGTGGACCTGAAAAATTCTACGGCCATTTTTCCTGTGATCCGATTCCTGAAGGTTGGAGCCGTTATACACTTGATAGACCAGGAAGTAGGGTTAATTTTGGTGAACATCGCTTTTTAGTTGAGTGCACTGAAGTTAAGACATTTAAATATTCTGCAGGTCAATTATTCACTGTTTTACTAACGCTTAAAAAAGTTAATGGTGGTGCATTATGAATATGTGCCTCAACCTTAACTTATTACCTCATGAATTGATTGTTGATAATTTTGCAGGTGGTGGTGGAACATCAACTGGCTTAGAAAAAGCCTTTGGCCGTCCAGTTGATATTGCTATTAACCACGATCCTAAAGCAATTGCAATGCATCGTGCTAATCATCCAAATACTCGTCATTTCTGTGAGGATGTTTGGGATGTTGACCCAGTAAAAGTAACAAACAATCAGCCTGTAGGATTGGTTTGGCTTAGTCCTGATTGCAAACACTTTTCTAAAGCAAAAGGTGGAAAACCGGTTGAAAAGAAAATACGTGGTTTAGCTTGGATTGCTCTTAGATGGGCTGACCTTACACGACCACGTATAATTATGCTCGAGAACGTTGAAGAGTTCAAAACTTGGGGCAGACTAGGAAAAGATGGATTCCCGAGTAAAAAGCACAAAGGTGAAACCTTCAGGTGCTTTGTTAATGCATTACGTCATCAAGGTTATAAAGTTGAATGGCGAGTAATGAGTGCTCGGGATTACGGCTCTCCAACTCTAAGAAGACGGTTTTTTCTAGTTGCTCGTCGTGACAACTTTCCTATTGTTTGGCCCAAGCCTACGCATGCTGCACCAGATAGCAAAGCAGTTAAAACTGGGAAATTAAAACCATGGCGCATCACTGCAGAATGCATAGATTGGTCAATTCCTTGCCCAAGTATTTTTACTCGTAAGAAACCTCTAGTTGAGGCAACTTGTCGCCGTATAGCAAATGGTTTAGTCCGTTATGTAATCAATAATCCAGAACCATTTATTGTTCCAATGGATAAGGTTAAAAGCGTTGCCCCAGTACTTACTGAGTGTGCAAATGCTTCAAGCCCAAGATGTATGCCTGTTGATGAACCTTTACGCACAATTTGCGCAGGGGTGAAAGGTGGACATCATGCGTTGGTTACTGCGTTCATTGCTAAGCATTATACGGGTGTTGTTGGTAGTGATATTCGCGAACCGCTCCATACGATTACTGCAAAAGATCATAACAGTTTAGTCGTTAGCAACCTGGTGAAACTGCGCAAAAACAACATTGGTCAACCTGTTGATGAACCATTACATACCATTACCACAAGTGCGGGTCATTTTGCTTTAGTACAAGCATTTCTAACTGCCTTCTACGGTAGTGAGAAAGACGGAAATAGCATTCATGAGCCACTTCGTACGATACCAACACGTGATCGTTTTGGTCTTGTAATGGTTAAAGGTGAGCTGCACCAAATTGTTGATATTGGCTTCCGTATGCTTCAGCCAAGAGAACTATTCACAGCACAAGGTTTTGAACCTACTTACATCATTGATCATGGGATCGATGAACATGGAAACACTATCAAATTAACTAAGACAGAACAGGGAAGAATGGTAGGTAATTCCGTACCTCCTCAATTCTCTGAAGCTTTAGTACGTGCAAATTTTGCACATGAACACTTATATGAGGCAGCTTAAGAAATGGCAAGATCTAGAAATATTAAGCCCTCATTCTTTATGAATGAAGACATTATTGAATTACCTTATGAAGCACGATTGCTATTTATTGGTCTTTGGACTTTAGCAGATCGCGAAGGCCGACTCGAAAATCGACCTAAGAAAATCAAAATGTCTTTATTTCCTGCAGACGATATAAACGTTGCAGAACAGTTAGAGAACATTTCTAAGTTCGGTTTTATCGAGTTATATAACGCTGATGGTATTGATGTTATCCATATCGTTAACTTTGTTAAACATCAAAACCCGCACGGGCTAGAGAAAGACAGTGAATTACCTGACCGTAATGGTATCTACACTGTCTATGAACGTAACCCGAAAAACAAAACAATTGTTGGAAAACCAATTCAGTTAAATAAAGCTGATTTAAAGCATTTTTACGATAAAACAGGACCGTTTGCCCCTCAAAATACTGGTTCTGCTGTTGAAAACAGTTATCAAGATAACGAATCGAATCAAGCAAACAGTAGTGGGAACAAACAAGAACAGTTAGATAACGGTTCTAAAACTGTTTCTATCTCAGACCAAAACGCCCTGAATCCTGAATCCTTTAATCTGAATCCTGATTCACTGAATCCTGAAACCTTTAATCAGAATCCAGAAGGTAATAACAACTCCGCCGTTGGCGAAGTTGATTCATCGACTCAAACAAAATTTAGTTTCAAGAGTGCTTTGAAAAAAAATGGTGTACCTGAGAAAGACGCTGCTGAGTTCTTACAAGTTCGTAAAGCCAAGAAAGCTCAAAACACCGAAAACGCTTTTGAAGCACTTTTGAATGAAGCCCAAAAAGCAGGAATCACACTGCAGCAAGCCGTCGAATATTGTTTGAAAAGACAAAATCCTTGGGGTGCCTTCAAAGCATCTTGGTACCTAAACGAAAAACCCGAAATGACTACCGGTCAACAGTCAAACCATCAATCGTTACCACGCAATGTAAATGATCAATGGGGCGCGCCAAAGAAATATGAACCGGTTGCTCACACAGCTGTGAAGGGTGAATTGATATGAACGCAGTGCCTCAAAAATTGGAATATAAAATTTCCCATACAAACCAGATCTGTAAGATCCACAAAGAACAAATGATCAATGTACATGGTCGAATCGTTTGTCAGTCTTGTGTTGAAAAAATCATGAAGCAGTCAAATGAAAAATATGAAAGCGATAAGAACAATCGTATTTTAAATTTGAAAATGGCTCGAGCTGGTATCCCTAAAAGACATGTAAATAGCGGCTTTAGCAACTATGCAGTAACTCACAAAGGACAAGACAAAGCTCGTAAAACTTGTGAAAAGTTCACTATGGATTTCAATTCAGGTGTTTTTCGAAATTTACTTCTTGTCGGCCGTACTGGTACGGGTAAAACACATCTAGGTTCATCAATTCTGAAAAATATCATCATTAAGAACTGGGAAGCTATTTACATTACGTCTGCAGATCTAGCTGAAGATATCGCGGGTGCCTATCGCCGTAGTGGTGATAGTGAAGATGAAGCGCTAAAACGCTATGTAAAAAAAGATTTATTAATTATTGATGAATACGGTTTACATGACCGTGCTGAAAAACGTCCTCAACTTCTTGAAAGTGTTCATAAGGTTCTACTCACTCGTTATGACGAGTTGAAGCCAACAGTTGTGATTTCAAACCTAAGTCTTTCTGAGGTCCGCGAAGATCTTGGGGACCGTCTATGGTCAAGATTTCAACATGATGGCTTAGATATTGTGGAATGTGATTGGGATGATGCTCGTATAGGTGGAGGTAAAGCACAGTGAACGCATTTATTGATATGAAAAAATCTGAATACGCATTAGTTGCTTACTCAAACGTAGCAGCTAAATCTGATGAGCGAAAAGCATTAGAAAAAGCAGTTAAGAAATGGCTGAAACATCCTGGTAATAAAATCCGACAGGTTGAGTCTTTAGGGCGTGATCTCAATATGCCTCACGGCACCGGCCCTATGTACAAGCGTTTATGTTGTCGTTGCGAAACTTGTGTTGAATGGGCGCTTTCCACTGGTTTAATCAAATCTAAGCCAAAACCAGTTGTAAAGCGTGGTCCAGATGCTCGCCAATTGCGTATTTTGGCACAGAAAAGCCAATTGACTCCCTACGCTACAGCTTTTAATGAAGATTGGGATTTACTGGCCTTAGAAGTGGATTATTCAGTTACGGCATTTCAACTTGAACGTATTTATCAAGGTCGTTCTGAAATTGATCACAACTTTGTTTGGAATCGAGTTAAGCGTGTAGCTGATCGTTTAGTTGCTGAAAAGTTAAGAGCTAAAGGGGGTGGGTGCAAATGAAATCTAAAGCAACCAGCAAAAAACGCTCAAAAAAATACAATCCAAACAAGCTAACCCCGACCCAAGTTCAAGCTAATCAGAAAAAGGCTTAACTACGAAGAGAAGCAGCTCAAGAATATGAATGCAATATGGGGTCCATTTCATAAGATGTAGGGACTAGATGGAAGCAGAGAAATTTAAAGAGAGAGGTTAATTGAGCATTTTCTAAATTACTTAATAGTACCAACTTGAATAAGGGCAGCTAATACTAAATCAGCCATTTTTAGGTTTGAGCGCTTTTTTCGCTAGGTCTATTTCTTAAAAAAGAAATAGACCTTTTTATTAGGAATTACTATCTTAATATTTTGATATTACTTCAAAATTTAAAATAAAAAACTTTGAGTAAATTCTTGTAATATTAATTTAATAATTCTATATTATAGAATAAGAGGAAATTATGAAATGGAATTTGTAACATGCCACAATATCTTTTTCTTGCTGAGACTATTTACAAAAAAATGAAAAATGAAAAACTATTTTCTAAAGATGTTTTAGAAAATATGTATATTCTTATGAAGGTGATTCGAAAAGAAATTAAGGGTACAGAATATAAGCTGAAATATAATTTTATTGATTTCAATGAAGTACTGAGTAAAAGTAAAAATGATTGTAAGGTAAAGATTGATGTAAGTTTGATTCCTTCTTATAATTTAAGAGAAGAATACATTTTATGGTTAGCTGGGTTTATTCAAAAAATTACTGAAGGGGGCCCTAAGCCACCCCCTCCTATCAAAGAATATATTCCCGAGTTTATAAATTTGGAATCGGAATTAGATTTTTTAACCTTAAATTTAGAAAAAAATCAAAATAATGGGGAAGAGATTGTAAATTATTTTAATTCCAAACATTATAAAGCAACTTTTAAAAAATAGTTTTCTTAGTCCCGTTAACTAATTTTAGAAGTTTTATTCTTTTTGAACTTTTACTTTTTTGTAGCAGCAAAGAAATTAACTTTGCTAAAAGCTATAATTATAATATTTGTAATAATTTTAAATTTTTTTAGATACTTTTTTAAAAAAAATATTGATTCTTCAAAGAAATTCATTTAATTTAATATTGCTAAGTAGCCATACTTAGTATTTCAGGTTTATGTGGATTTCATAAGCTCATTTCTGGTTCGGAAATGAGCTTTTTTAATTCTTTGTTATTTCTTATAATGGGTTTTTATAATCATGTAAAATAAAAATGATAGAATGATCAAAATTGCTGAGAGTACAAAAGCTACGATGATAGTTTTCATTTTTTGATGCTTTTTTATGAAGAAAACTTTTAGAGAGTAATATTTTAGCTTTTTTCTGTCAATATACTCCTATTATTTTAAGAAATATTATTCTAGTGAGTTTATCAATTAAAGAATCAAGCTTATTTAAGTTGTGGATAAATATAATATTTTATGTAATTTATGGTTGATGAAAAAGAGAATTTCTGAGTAAGAGTTATAAAAGTTTTAGATTTCTAAACAACCCCTAGGTAATAATTTTATAATAAAGGGAAACTAGATGTGGCCTTTAAAATTTTGGTGTGTGATGCAAATCCTACGTAAAAAGGGTTTGGATATTAAATTACTAAAAAGAAGGAAATGATAGGGGCCCCTATCCTAAAAGTGCTGACACATTGGTAAGTAGGACCAGCTCGATGTTTTTTTGAGGATCAATATATTTTGCATATATAAAAGAGAGCATTTTTTTACAAACAAAAATAATGAATTGGAACAAGGGTACTTCTAAATAAATCTAACGGTTAATAATTCTGGAACTAAGTGTTTTTAAGGATTATGTCATGCAAGAAGAGCTTCAAGTTTATGTAAATCTTACTTGCTTGATTTGAGGTCGTTATGATTAAAAAAAGTAACCGCCGTCAGTGGAGCGAGTTTTTCTCCAATAATAAAAGACAGGAATTCTTTAAGGATTTCAGTGTTTCATCAGGTAATAACAAAGTTAAAAAGCATAAAGCTAGCTCAAATAAACATGTGTTTTTCCCGTGCCATGTAGAAAAAGAAAATGATGGTGAAAATAGTGTGTATAGGGGAAGTACAGGTGGTGTTATCATTTTTGGTAAGCAATACATCACAATCAAATTGCCTTATGGATTAAGCGCTAACGAGATTTGGCGGGCTACAATTGATCAGAACGGAAAGCAAAGAAATAGTCTTTCAGTAGGTGCTAAAAAGTATAAGGACAAGGTTCAAAAACAATATGGACCTATGTTTAGAGCACTTAAGTTAAAAGCTATCGATCAACTTTGTGAAATACGGTTAATTGTTCAGCCACCACTTAAAACTCGTTCTTACAGCGCTAAAACTTATCCACGATTTGATATTGATAACTATCCAAAACTACTAATTGATAGTGTCAAAGGTGATGGCTTGTTATTCAAAGACGACAATATTTTCATAAGTGAACAAATTAAGCTGGCAGAACCATGTGAAGAGGGTTGTGTCTGGCTTTCGTGCGTTTTTACTGATGAAACTGATTGGTTGTCAAAAACTGTAGATTTTGATTGGTTAGCTGGGAGAAGCATTTAAATGGCGAAAAAGAGCGATTTGCAACGTCGAGTACTTATCGGAAGAAAACTTGCAATGGCGCGTGACATGGCTCAATTACGTCAAGAAGACGTAGCATTAGAAATATTCGGTACACCGCATAAAAATCGAATGAGTGAAATCGAAAATGGTAAGTTAATGCCAGATGCAGAATTACTTTCTTTGCTATGTCAAAAATATGGTGTTTCAGCTGACTGGATTCTTGGTTTTACGATTGAACCGGAACTAGATAAAACAGCTTCTGTAGCAGGTATTCTGTTTAACAGTCTTGGTGAAATGATGAGTGAATATACTCAAGCTATGGCATTTCAATTGAGTATGGCTGCGGCACAGCATATTACTTCTTTCCCTAAAGCCTTAACGGTTGAGTTACTTGAAGCCTCAAAGGGGCTTATTCAAGCATGTTTATCTCAAGAACAGTCTATCCAAGAAAAGGTTTTACCTGAACTTCACACCCTCATGCGTATAGTGCGTGAGTGTGAACAAAATCGTGCGAAACAAATCCGTAACTTAGAAATGGCTATCGATGATGTATTCCAACGCGAAGAGAACGATTTACAGCAAAAAGCTCTAATTGATCTGATCCAAAATAAAAAACGTTTTAGCAAGGCTTCTTTACAGCAACAAGCTATAGCTGAAGTAAAACAAATAGGTCTATTTACTGAATAAGGGATAGACTTTAATGGCTCGCAAGATTGAATACTCGGAAGAAATTTGGAACCGGCTAAAAGAAGTCTATGAATCTTCTCCTAAGATTACGTGGCAAGGTTTAGTTGATCAGGTTGGCGAAGAACTCGGTTGTGAGATGCCTTCGCCATCCGTTGTACGCCGTAAAGCACTTGCGGAGAAATGGAAAAAGAAAGCTAAATCTCTAGTCAAAAAGACAGCTCAGGAGCTTAATAAAGAGATTAAAAAATTGACCAAAAAAAACAATGGTCAAGAAGATACACAAGATACTGAAAAAACTGTAAAAAGTAATAGTCAAAATTCTGTCAAAAAAACGTCAAATATTGCTGAATTTAATAGTCAAAACTCAAAAAATAGTGGTCATAACAACGGTGGCCGTTCTACAGTCAACGAGAACTATCTAAAGTCAGCTTTGGTTGTCAAAAACAACCGTATAAGAGCTCATAAGCTTGGAGAGTTAATTACAGACACTATCGATAGTGTTATTCATATTAGAGATGAAGTACTGAATTTAAATAATCCAACTGAGGAACAATTAGCATTAGTCAAGTTCAAGATGGGACTTATATGTCAAGTTGTAGATTTAAACGTTAAGCAAAGTATCAGCATTTCTAACATTGCCAAGACAGAAGCAATGTTCTGGGGCTTAGATGTAGATGATCTTAAAGACCAGTCGGAAGTTCAAGCACGGCGTAGTTCTGTTATTTCGGGTGCTGAAGAAAGAATGGCAATCGCTAAAGCTAATATGAAGAAGAAAAAAGAAGAGGCGTTTATGCGTAAGTTAGCGCTAATTGAAGCAGGTGAAGTAGAGCCAGATGATAAAAATGAATAGATTTTATATAAAACTTTACACCATTGAAATTATTATCTTTCTATTAATTATAATGCATGTGGCATTTATATTTTACAAAGTGCTTAAAATCATTAATTAAATAGAGTATTAAGTTATGACCCTTATTTCAGCAGCAGAAGCAGCTAAAATCTCAGAATCTGCACAGCCATCTACACTTGAGGAATTGAAACAAGAAGTAGGTGTATTTATTACTTCTCTTGCCGCAAAAGGACAGAAAGAAATGACTTTCACCTTATCAAAATCAAGAGCTACAATGGCAGTAGTCAATGAGTTACAACAGTCCCTAATCGATCTAGGATACCAAATTGAATTAGATGTTTTGGATCATAATAATTATTTTCTAAAGATTAAGTTTTAATTAAATTTTTGGTTGGAACACTTAAAAATTCAAAAATAATTATGATTCAAAATGCCCTATATCAGTATGGGGCATTTTTGTTATGACAGATTCAAATCACAATAATCCAGTTTTATCTTATGATGAACTTGGTTTCATTATTGGTATGAAACGAGTTGAAAAAAAAGTAAGTACGATTGATTCAAATATTGAGAAGATCATAGATATTCTTACTCAAAGCTTTGAAGAGCAAAAAGTACAGCTCGCACAGCCTCAGCCTAAACTGACTGAATTTCAAAAGATGCTTAATGCTGTCAATAATAGACAAACTTTAGATTTTGAAGATTTATTAAAAGAAAAAGCAAATCCAATCACTCAAGCATTTGTTGTTGCAGACAAGCTTGTCAAAGACTTTGCAGGTGTATTGGAGCAATCAGTTGATGACCTTAAGACTGTAGAAAAGAAACAAATTAACCAACCTAAGAGTTTAAAACCAGCTATAGAAATTAATAGTCATGATGACTTATCAAAAATTGTAAATCCTAGTGTACCAGAGCGTGACGAAAAAGGCCGTTTTGTATCAAACCCTAATGAACCCCAAAACCAATCATCAATTCGTAAAGTTGCCCAAACGATATCTACGGCGATTAAAGGAGTAATGCCGAACTCAACACAAGGTGTAGATCCTACAGTTGACGCAATCAATGAAGTTGGTCATTTACTTTCACCTGTACGCCGTGCAGCAGGATTAGCTTTGCGGCCATTAACTGGATTGATGCGTAGTAAAAAGAGAAATGAGCCATTACCTCGTGAACAAGAGAACCATAACCGCAAACAAATAAAGTTATTGCAGCGTATTGCCGATAATTTGGCGTCTAAGGGTGGTTTGTTAGGTTCTCTAGGGAAATTGCTTACTTCCGTGTTATCTGCTGGTGGTGGGCTTCTAGGTGGTGCTCTAGGCAAAGGAAAGAAAGGTGTAGGGAAATTAGGAAAGGGCTTAGGTAAATTTCTTAAGTTTGGCCGTGGTCTACCCGTAATAGGTGCATTGGCTGCTGGTGCATCATTATTAGATTGGAATGAACAAAGCACACAAGAAAAAGGCGGTACTGTTGGTAGTCTTGCGGGTGGAGTAATTGGTGGTACTGTCGGGTCTTTATTTGGTCCAGTTGGAACATTAATTGGTGGTATGGCTGGTTCTTGGATTGGGAATAAGCTAGGTACCGTAGTTGCGCCGTATTTTAAAGAGTGGACAGATTCATTAATTGCTGCAGATGTACCAGGTATTATTAATACTGCTTGGAAAGGGTTTGTTAACTATGCAACCAATGCTTTTGAACTGACAAAAGGTACAGCATCAAAAGTTGTAGACGGTGTTAAAGATACTGCTAGTGATACCTTAGATTTCATTAAGGATAAATTTAATCGCTTTAATCCATTTCATGACGGCGTTCCCACATGGGGCATTGGGCAAGGAGTTTATAAGCCGGGTTTTGGAGCAAATAAAAATGTACCTGCTTATGGATCAACTATTTCTCCAATTGGTGAAAAAACTAAGGAAAAGCAACTTGCAGTTTACAATGCTATGAAGAAAGCAGGTTTTAATGATAATTGGGCTGCTGGTTTAACTGCTTCCGTTGGTCGAGAAAATGATTATCGAGATGAATACTTGTTTGGTAAACATCAAGATAAAGCTGGTGGAATAAATATGGGAATGATTTCTTGGCAAGGAGCTCGTAAAGACCGGCTTACGGCATATATGAAGGAAAGGGGATTACTTGATGCAAACGGTAATATGGTACGGAGCCAAGCAGCTTTAGATGCACAAGGTGCATTTATGAAGCATGAAATCGAAACGAATCCAGAATATGCTTCAGTTAAAGCTTATATGCAGAAAAACCCAAATGCATCAAAAGAAGATATTGCCCGAGTTCTCGGCACAAAATATGTAAGATGGGCGTATGGGCAAACAAAGCTTCGCAATGGGAAGTCATTTGATTATAGACCGCATTTAGAAAAGGAATATAAATACAGAGCTAACATTGATAAAACCGTTCAGGAACAGAAAACTAATCTACCTAAAGAAAATACCCCAGCTGTATCAGATTTGAAATCAAGTCATATTGTGGAAAATACAAGAGCTAAAGTTGCTAGTGTTTTAAGCACCCAAAAAGCTATCGTTCCCCAAGCTACTACAAAAGCAAAACCTTCATTAAATAATCAAAATAGATTATTAACTAATGTCACGCCGTTTAAGCAACCTTTAAATACTCCTAACCCACAGGAAGTTGTTGTTGTAAATCAGAATAATGGTAACATCGGGCAGAATGTTAGTGATCGTTTCCTTGCTCATGCTCTAACTGGCGGCATTGGAATGGGGAAATTAGACGTTTAGTTTTGGGATATATATGACTTTAAAATTATTAAAATTATCTTTCTTAGTTACGGCAGCTTTTTCAAGTTATGTTCAAGCTGCTACAAGTGTTAATGATATTCTGAATAAACAAATAATTGCTACCAACAGTGAAAATATTAATTCGACAAAGGTAGTTAGTGAACTTTGTATTTTTAGTTGTGATTTATTAAGTACAAACCCTGAAGTGTCTTATGGTGGCATGGACGAACTTTATGTTCTTTTACGAGAAAAATATGGTTTAGATTCTAAGCAAAGTTGTAAGTTCTATAAAAGGACAACTGGCAATGTAATATTAGATACACAATATAAAATTGCAGCCTTACAGGGAACGCCAAATCCTGATGCCTATTCAGATTCAATTTTTAATAATTTGATATATAAGCAAGGAATATATAGTTCTTCAGATGTAAATGTGGACATTTATTATGATTTAGTTGACATTGCTAGAATCAATAATCCTGAATTAGATGAAAATAGCAAAAACAATCTAGTAAAAACTTTTCAAATGCGCCATCGTTTTATTGCCAATAGTTGTGGTGAAAAATTTATGATGGCTTATGACAAGTACTTAAATAAAGTTAGTGAGTTAAGAGAGGCTGAATATATTGAAGCAATTAATAAAAAGAATGCTAAAGAACGGGAAAAAGAGGAATGGGAAGAAGAAATCCGTTTAGCAAAACAAGCAAGAGATCGAGCCGATGCGGAGAGGGAGGAACAAGCCCGTTTAATTGATGCTAAGAAGCGGGAAAATAGACAAAAAATTAATCTATGCAAAAGTACTAATAATTATAAGCTATTTATAGAATCCTCTAATGTTGTTAGTGCACGAAATAGTATTAAAGTTGCACAAGACGTTTTAAAAGAAGAAGATAGGTTACAAAGTTTTAGCGGTGTCACTCGTTTAGATAGGCGTTATGCAGCTGCTCAACGGATCGAGTATGGGCAAAAAACTCTAAATCAAAGCTTTGCCAAGTATAAACAATTGGGTGGAAGTGCAAGTAGTGTTGCTACTGTGACACCTCTAAATAATCCATGTAAGGGTTTGTGATTTTTCCAATATGATCAAGAAAAACCGCCGTGATAGTTATCACGGCATTTTTTTTCATATAACTTGATCTATTCTTAACTTAACTTAACTTAACTTAACTTAACTTAACGTAAGTGAAGCAAATAAAATCACAGTATAGAGTTGTAACTCTATAAATCTTTAATTTTGGAATCTTGGGGTTATAAATTTAAAATTAATAATTTCAATAAGTTGAATTTTTATTAATAACTATTTGATTTTAAATTTGTTGACAATATTTTTTTTAGAACTATTATTAAAAAAGGTGTCTAAAAATCTGAAATATCATTCAAAAGGAGTTCTTGGTGAAAAACTATACAGTTGCTGTAAAGATTACAGAATCTAAGTCTTTCTTTAAAAAAGATATTTATGAGGCTGCACTTTTTGATAAACCGAATATTAATGCTACTGGTTCCAGTTATGACGAGGTGATTAGGAAGGTATATGAGAAGACGCTTGAGTATTTTGATTTTCTAAGTGACCAAGGTCTTGATATTCCTGAGCCGACTGAAATTAATTCAGTAACATTTAAAAAACGTGATAAAGATGTTTTTTTTCATGTCATAACAATTGATACATCAATCTATGCGGAAAAGACTGAAAAGATTAACGTTACAATTCCCATATCTTTAACACGAAAAATTGATGACTTTCTAAAAGATAAAGTACATAACTCAAATCTTTTCTCCTCTAGATCAGATTACATAACCAAATCTTGCCAAAGATATTTACCCTATGCGAATTATCTTGCCTCGCTCTACAATAATGAAGATTTAATAATTGCTCACAGATATCACGAAAGTAATACCACGAGAAATTGTCTTAATTTGCTCGACTATTTGAAGCTACCTAATTGTCAAGAAGTAATCTTATTTGCGACTTATCGTACACCTACTGATGGGTTTAGTAGAGATGACGGGCCTGAAACTAATTTGCCCCTCATGGGAGCAATTGCGAAAGTCCAATTACCAGGATTAAACGAGATTTATATTATTTTTGATGGACTTTTCCTAACCGCGCAAAGGAAGCCGCGCTACAATGAAGTAAAAGATGTGCTGGATACAGCTTTGGAAACAGATAAAACATCATTTATTCAATTATCAGTTCCATTTACTTCACAGTTAGATCCTGTGGAAGCAGTCAAAATATTAAGTGAATTTCCTAGACAGAAATTAACTAAGGAAACTCGACCTACTTTTTTTAATTTATTAAGTAATCTAACAGAAGAACAATATGTAAATTTTTAACCACAAAAAAGCCTCGCAGTCCGTGGAAAGAAAACGAGGCCTGTCATTGCATAGGAGCAACAACATGCGTACTTTAACACAAATTAATGTACCTTTTCATAGTGCTGATTTAGTAATTATTGAATTCAACAATCAGCCATTTACTGCCATGCGCCCAATTGTTGAAGGAATGGGCCTCACATGGCAATCACAATATGAAAAGTTAAAACAAAGATTTAGTTCAGTTATCACTGAAATAGTGACAACTGGAAAAGATGGTAAACAGTACAATATGGTTTGTTTACCTGTTCGTAAGCTTTTTGGATGGTTAATGACTATAAGTCCAAACAAGGTTAATCCCGAAATTCGAGATACTGTGATCATGTACCAGCAAGAGTGCGACGATGTGCTGTGGGAATACTGGACTAAAGGGCAAGCAATAAACCAACGCTTAACCATTTCTCCAGAACAACAAAATGCACTGCACGAGATAGTTGATCGCCGTGCAGGGAGGGATCGAAGCTTAAGAGCTTCAATGTGGATTCGTCATAATCGCCACTTTGGAATTGCTAAATATAGCCAATTGCTTTCAATCCATTTTGATGAGGCGAAGCAGTATCTTGAGCTCTTGCCGTTACAAGAGCTAGTTCCAGCTGAAACAGATACACTTAAACGTTTAGAAAAGTTTGTAGATAATCTCGCTGCTCGTTATCCAGCATTAGAAAACCCTCTTGCTTATGACATTGCACAGCAATTAGGTGAGGAGCTAAAGTATCAATCTCCAAAAGGACCTAAAAACTTTTGGATATCGATTCAAGAAAGCGGAGCAGTTTCTGTACAGCAATATTCACTACACCACACACCAGTTAATGTTGTGCAATTGCGTGAACGCTTTAATCAATTGTGGGATTTTCTTCATAAAGATGAGGTGCTTGAACTTGGGAAGGTTTTAAAACGCTTTCCTTTCGAACCTGTGAATCGATAAGGGCTTATCAAAATATAAAGATGTCTAAATAGGACTCCCCTAATAAAAAGCCAGCTATTAGCTGGCTTTTTTCATTTCACAAAATCTTGAATTGCTCTAGAGAGATTTTTAATAATTAATTCTCTTTCATAGCGAGAATCAAAAGTTTTTGGATTTTTTACATTGAGAACTTTCTGTTGAGCTAGTGTCAATGGAATCTTATCGTTTTTGTTATTAACTAGAGAATTATCGATATCGATTAACGTGTTTAACTCAGCAGTCTTTTGAATATTCAGCCACTGGATTTGAACATTCATTTGAGGAAAAGTAGCATTAAAAAAGGGTGTAAATTTTTTAGTAGAAATTGAGATTTCTTGACCATTATGTTTACTAACAATTAATTCATTTGTATTGCACAGTAGTGTGTCTGCATAAACTAAGTTATTGCCAAATTGTTGAATCTTATTTGGGTCAAGGGTGATCTTTTGACCTTCATAAACAAAATACATTTAAAAATTCCGTGTAAATAAATTAATGATGTTTCAGCCATTCTTTGTGGCCTATCATTCAGTTGTATCATTTAATTAGATGATATGTGTAGTATATTTTTAATTAAGTGCAATGCTTTGAAACTTGGATGGAACCTTTATCATTATTTAGGTTTTAGCAATATCAAAATAGCCTCATTGATATGAGGTTATTTTTCATGGGCAGTCTTAATCTTGCAGCTATAACAGCTACTTCTCCATACATTAAAAAGATCCAATCGGCATTAGAAAAAGCAACAGGCCAAACGATTGTTACACCAGAATTTCGCAAAATTAAGCGCGTTGCTGGTGTTAGCGTTTTACCAGTTGCATTTTTCTTTTCAGGTGGCGCTACGCTTACACTTTATATTCGTGCATTAGCGGATGTAGTGAAGGCCGAACTGAATGATAAAGTAATTGTTCTATCTGGCGATTTTAGTGATGACTATAAGCCAACATTTGAAAACGCCGTAAGTTGTGTTGCTAAACTTATCCGTGAAGCACAATCTAAAATCCAAGAACAAAATAAGCGTGAAAAAGTTAGCTTACCGCCGCGCCGTACTTCTGTAGATCAGAAAATTAAAGAAGTCGAAGAACAAGAGCAAAAGCTTGATGAGGATTTAGCTAAGCAAATAGCTCACCGTGACCAGCTGAAAGAACAAATTGAACATGCTAAGCAACAACTTGGTATAAGTTCGGAGGCTGGTCAATCCGAACTGGGAAAGCCTGAATTTGATAGTGCGAGTCCAATCAAATCAGTTACAGCAAATATCACACGTGGTAAAGCTGCAATGAACAAAGCCATTATGGAAAAAACCACAGTGCATAGAGCTATGTATCGTAATGATTTAGGCTGGGTGGATTTTGAGTATGGCAGTGATAAACAGGGTATTAAGCATATTATCAAGCGCCGTATGGAAAGTGATGGCATGACATATGATGAAGTTGTGCATATGCTTGTGGATACTATTGTGCAAACAATCGCTCAAGGTAGTACACAACGGCGTACAGAACGTGGATTATCTACAAGAATAAATATTGTATTTAATTCGCATGAAGCGTCATTGATTAAGCGAGAAGGTAGTAATGCATGGCTGCTTACAGCTTTTGAAGTGCATTAAAAAAAGCCCGGTAGTTAGAGATGGGTTGCGACATCTTCTAACCTACACTTATGACCCTATACGTTCTCGTGTCATAAGTGGAGCGGGCTTTGTATATATAATAATCCATGCATTTCTTATTTTCAAATATGGAACCATTCACGCTTACATATATACAAAAGCAATACCCTTAATACAGTTCTTATTAAGGGTGTTTTTTATGCAAATTCAAATCGGTATTGATATTGTCTTAATTCTTGCATTTTTAGCTTATCTTTCCGTTGTTACAGGATGGAATAGCAAGAATAAAGCTGCGTATATTAAACAATTCCGTCATGTGCCTATAAGCCTCTTATTTAAAGAAATCAGATATATGTATTTCATAAGTATGGCATGTGTATTGATCACTATTATTCTTGTTGATTGGCGAATCTATAACGTTGCTTCATATTTTGATGCATTAAGCGTTTCATTATGGATATTCATAATCTATTTCACCATTTTTTCAACTTACCAGATCGGCACTGCAATACTAGTAAAGCTTTTGATGATTTTCAGTAATAGAGCAACTTCCTAATGATCACATCTAAAACAATTTTAGACATGGTTGAGTACTGGCTTAATCATCCGGTTAATGGGAAGTATGGTTCTGACTTTGGTGCACCTCTTTATGATTTGCTAATGGCACCTTTAGACTCGAGGGTGGCAGATAGTTTTCTTATTAAGATGAAAAAGGATCTACCAATATTATCTGAGCTTAACTCTGACCAATTAGCCCTGTATTCACAAACCGAAGGATTTGAGACGGTTCATATTCATTTAAGCATCATGAATGTGAATATAGATCTTAACCAAGTAGCAGACCGATTGGGTAAATCAGTAACAGGTGAGACATATGACATTAACGCAAGCTGATTTTGAAGCCCAGCTCCAAGCAGCGATAGATGATTATGAGATTCAGGAACGCTATAAAGCTCAAGATCCACTTGTCGTTCACCAGCTGCGTTCTATGGCTAGTTTTTTGACTGCATTTGGTCCAGAAATCGATATTGCTTCAATTGAACCATTTACCAAAACACGTGACCGCTCAATTATTGCGGATGCTACAAATAAAGGCATTTTGCCTATAGGTACACCGTGTCAGCACTTAATAGAAATTATCAACCGGTCAACAAATGCTGTGAGCTTAAGTCAAGGGCGAATGATTGAGGACCATAGCGGCGGTAGAGTATGGCGGTTGCTTCAATCAATTACTGTTAAAGCTGGTGAGACGGCGGAAGTAATAGCAGAACAAAGTGAATACCGTGAAATTAAATATGTTGTACCAGTTACTGAAGGGTTCCATAAATATCGAATTGACCTTTTAGAGGACCTTTCACTTGCAAATATTTCGGTTAAGCAGGGCAATAATAACTATGTAATTAAGCCGCGCTGGATGAATGTTGAACCAGGTGAATATGCTGTAACTATTACTACAGATAATCTAAGAAGATTGTTTATTGAGTTTGGCGATTCTGAGAGAGCTGGTCGTACTCTGCAAGCCAATGAAACGGTAATAATTGGAATTCTTGAGACATACGGGGAAGTTGATGTTAATCGTTTAAAAGATGCGGCCTTACTTGATGTACTTACTAATGATGAACAGCGGGTATCAGTGCGTTTTAAAGCTGGTGGACTGATTAGAGAGGGCGTAGATCCGTTAGCTGTATCAGAATTACGTTTATTATCAAGCTATCCATCACTTTACGATGAAGATGCGGTATTTCTCGGCAACTTTGACTATGCAGTCCGTAAAAAATTTATGAAACGGGCACAGTTTATTTCTGTCTGGAATGAAACGTTGCAAGAGCAACACTTTGCCATTACATACCGCGACATAAATCATTTAAATCTTGTGGTGGTTGCCAAGAACCCAGCTGAACAAGCAACGTTAGAACAAGATATCTGTCGGTATATTGGTTATTGCGATAACTTGTATGAAGGTAAAGTGAATGTACATGAAGTTGTAGAAAAGCCAATTGAAGTAAAAATTAAAGGCTCTTTGGCTTCTGTACATAACACAGATATGGTTAAGACACAGATCAAAGAATTACTTGTAGAACGATACGGGCGTGAATCATTGAGCTCAAGTCGTTGGCTGGTTAATGGCTTTAATACGCAAGAAATGGGGAAGCTGATTAATGACAATATTGTGGCTTTCCAAGACCGGATGAGTGACTTTACCATTATGCTTTCAAATGAGTTGAATAAGCCTAATGAGTGGGTGTATGTGACAAAAGACAGCATTACTGTTGAGTTGGAACGCACCGCTGATATTTCGGGGGCTACATGGACCCTATAAGCTTTACTCGGCCTATCGATGAACAATATGTGAGTACGGGCTTGCAAACCGCACTTGCTAAAGCATTTAAACAAGTATTTGCACAAAACTTTGAACAGTCCATACAAGATTTATTGGATTACGGTTGTCCTCATATCGGTAGTAAAACAGTTGTAGAACGGTTCTCTAAACAAAACGGACTTGTTGTATTACGCCGAAATAACACCTCTGACACGTTAATGCGAATTATCTATGCCAATTGGAGCAGCATGGGTAATAAAAGAGGATTAGCGTTTTTAGAGTTTGTTTTACGAATGTTGTGGGGGAAAGATCATTTTCAGATTATCCGGCTATGGCATAGCTTGGAAAAGCTAAAAGAATATCCAGCCTATTTGTCTGATTTTGAAAAGCCAAATTACTTCTTAACAAGTCGGATTAGAATTGTTTTAGATAAAACTGTTGATGCAAATGAAGTGGTAGAGCTGTCACCGATATTACGCCGTTTAGTACCAGCCAATATTGTCGTTAAAGTTCACTCAATGGCATTTGATAGAGATTTAGGCACCACAAGCTTTGCAGCGGCAATAGCAGCTAAGCCTTATGCAGTCTATAACTTCCTTTAATTCAATTGGAACTGTTGAGTTAGCGCTCAAATACAAAATGATTTCATAGTCCTGTTCATTAGTTCAGGACTTTTTTATATGCAACAAGCTCAAGACAATGTTTTAGTAGGAATCGCAGAACCTATCAATGGTCAGGGAGAAAACTTATTAATTGATCATTTCTTAGGATATGCTAGCCATGAATTAGAACCACAAGAAATTGATAAAGTTATTAAAGGGGAAGTGGTTGAAGGCATTACGGAATATGCTCAGGGCCATTACTATAAGATTTCAGCAAATCCTGAAAACCAAAATGCAAAAGATTTTGAAATCAGTATTCATTTTCAAGATGGCCCAATTCCAGAACATGGGGTGAATGGGGTTACTAGTGAAGCATTGTTAAAAGTACTTATTCACCGTACTAAAACCTTGGATGAAAAATTTCCGAGTGAGTTCAACAAACAAGCCATTATTTATATGGAAAGTGCGCTAGAAGAATTTAATAAACGTACAGCTGAGCGCCGTGCTCGTGGTGTTGAAGGCACTCTTGTTAAGTAATTGGGTGAAGTATGCGATTAAAAATCTTTTGTAGAAAACGTGCTTGTTCTCAATTAATTGACTTATCTCAAATGGATTGTTTGCAAGTCTCCGAAAGTGAACATCGAGGAGGCATGGTCCATGAGCGCTTTTATGATGTTTTTATTTCTCTTAAAAGTGGGTACATCTTTGATGCAACCATTGAAGATAAACAGCATGACAAGCTATTGGAATTAATTGAGTTTGATCAAAAGATTTGATTTGGAACTGATTAAATTTCAACTATAGAACAACTGAAACAATAGCCTCAATCACAGCATTGGGGCTTTTTTATGGCTAGCAAAAATAGAAAGACAAAAGTTCTATCTTACAACTTACATGACCGATGCCGTAAATTTACCGGTGTTGATCGAAGTAATGTCGATGTAGATGCAATGGTCAACTTGATCAACAGTGACCATGTACAAGAAATGGTTGCTACTAATTCATTACAAGGTTTTTACGGTCATCAAATTCGACAGCGCTATGGTATGGTGCCGCCTGAAACGGTGATCATTAAAGGTAAAGTTGTATATCTTTCACGGGCATTTAAAACAATTGAATTACGTGCGTCAAAGGATGGAACAGTTGAACACCGAGAAGAGTTTTATGATAACGAGCCTGGTGAGATCGCATTACAAGATTATAAAGCCCAAGCGGGTGGTTTTAGCACATCAGTCAATTACAAGAATGTCGGTGGCCGTTTAATTCCAACGGGTTTTTTTGGTTTTGATTTCGTTGCACAACCAAATTATGCAAGTAATGTAGGTGATGGTCAGTTATTTGATGGATTATTTGTTCCTGAAGAGCCAGAAGGTGTTGTTTCTTGCTTTGATAGCGCAACAGATATTTCACAGTTATCACAGCCCGAAATTATTATTGCCCAATTACTTGAAGATCAAATTTTACAGACATACGACAATATCAATAGTCAGCTGCATCTATTAACCGAGTTAGGAAATGCTCAAGGATTAGTGGGTGAATTATCAGAAAAAGTTGATAAACAGAAACGCTTGCAACAACTTAGAGAAGAACGAAAAAAAGAACTCTATACGGGTATGGTAAATCCTGTGAAGAGTTTTGATTCAGTACAACAACAAGCTGAACAAATCATTCAAAGTTTGGACAATCCAAACGTAAAAGAGAAACCTAAAAAGCCGAAAAAGTCTTTTGGCAGTATCTTTAGTGTATGGGGGTAATAATGAATTACCCCAACGATTCGCTTAAATGCATCCAAAACGCTTGGTATAAGCAGCTTGTCAATTTTCGTGCTTGGTATATGCCTGAGACCCAATTAACGGCTGACTGGAAGTTGAGAGCCATTGGTAACGCTATAAAAGCATGTCCGTCACGGATGATGGACGATTCAGAAGCAATGCTTTCTGAATATAGAAAAAGCCAGAAGCATGAGGAAGAATCCAAAGTGATTTTACCTGTAATGCTTACTGCAACAGCGTTAACTGACCAACCCCCTGATGTAAATCAATTACTACCAGTGCCTGATTTTATTGAAACGGTCATTGATGAGAAACGGGTGAAGGTTCGTCTGGTGCCGACAACTGTACGTGCTCAAATCGCTTTCTTTGCCACCAATCCCAATGATCTGCGTTCAGTCATTGGGCAGTTTTGCGCATACATGTCTAGCAGCGATAACCGCCGTTTTAATGTGCCATTTCAGCAATGGAATGATCATGTTGTTAATTCAACATTCACTGTTTTTGAAAATGAACTTTTTCCATCACCAGTCCCAAGCGAAGCAATCAATCTTTCTATCTCAACTGTAGATATTCAGCTTGTGGGTTATACACCTAACGTTATCGGTTTCGGTGGTCCATTCGACAACAACACAGGTAATGGCTATGAACCTGACGGCTCAGCAACGGAACAGCCCGCAATCAACGACAAAGTTGTAGTGCAAGCTGATCAGTACACATCACTCGATCACCAGCGTGTGAAGGGTGATAGAGAAACAGGTGAAATTACAGTTGAGCGTATAGATGACTGACTTAATCGATAAGGCACAAGAAAGTGCTGATTATTTATTGCAGCAAGAAATTGCAAACCGATGCCGTTTTGAAGGCGAATCTGAAAAAGAATGTGTTGAATGTGGTGAAGAAATACCAGAGCGCCGCCGTGCTTTAGGTGGCGTGAAATTCTGCATTGAATGCCAAACCAAGTTAGAACGCAAACGGCGCTAAGGATAAATGTAATGTCTGGAATTATTCGTATAGACAGCCGTGTTGCTGGGTTTTCGGATCAACCAATTCGACTTATTGGAGCGGCATTTGCTGATACAGGTGAGCTTGTTATTCAAAAAACAGCTGTTTATTCAAATTTGCCCGTACCAAGCGATTTAAGAGATCAAACAGTTGTAGTAACTGACTCACCGGATCAAGTACAGAATTGGCAATTAAGTTTCAATGCTAAAGAGCACTTAGAAGAAGTGATTTCAATTTACCAAGCTCGTTTCAGAGCAAAGTTAATTGAAATTGAGCCGAAGCTAAACCAGTACAACCCTAAAAACGTACTTGAAATCCGTAAGGTCGATAAAAACGGCCTTCAGCAAGAATTTGATAGCAGCAGCTTAAACAATGGACACATTGCAATTCTATTAGCTGTTTGGGCTAGTACGAAAATTGCCAAAGGCTTTTCAATTACTGAAGGGAATCAGTTTGAAGAAGATGCTGTAGATCCAACAATGCTTCCTTTTTCAATCTTTTAAGTAATGGTGTTTTTACGGTATGGCTTTGGCACCATTAAAAGAAATTCCCGAATGGTGGGAACTTTGTGAGCGTTATCGATACGACATCTATGCTTTCGCCGTAGAAGCATTAGGTGTCGAACCCACATGGCAACAAGAATTACTTTTTGAATCTATTGCATTTGATGGTAGCCGTACTTCAGTAGCATCGGGGCATGGTTGCTTTGGTAAAGGGACTTTAATCAAATTAGCCAATGGGGAATTTATCCCAGTTGAGCGTATTAATCTAAATCATAAAATTCTTGCTGCAGATGGTAAGACAGAACTAGATGTAATTAAAACAGTAACCGGTTATCAGGAAATGTTCCGGTTTGAATATGAGAATGGTAAAGCTCATACATTCAATAAATCACATATTCTTTGCTTAATTTCTTTATACGATGGTAACGGGTGGTCAAAGGGCGACAAGATTGAATTGCTTGTTTCTCAATATATGAACCTTAAACCTGAAAGTAGGGAACAGTTTGCATCTTATAGGCTTATAGATGGGGAACATAAGCCTTTAAAAATTACATCGGTTACTGAGCTAGGTGAAGGTAAATATTACGGTTTTGTACTCGATCCAGATCCATTTTTCTTGGGTGAAGATGACTTAGTACTTCATAACACTGGTAAAACGGCCAGTGCCGGTATTGTTGCCTTATGGCATCTCTTGTTTTTTGATGAATCCATCATGATGTTTACTGCTCCGCAGATTGGGCAGTTAAAGAAACAAGTGTGGAAAGAAATCAGTATCAATCTAGCACGATTGAAGCAAGGGCCTTTGGCTTGGCTTGCTGATTATGTTGGGTACCAATCTGAACTTGTATACATCAAAGGCTACAAAGAAAAATGGTATGTCTTTGCGAAGACAGCACCAAAACATCAACCTACAAACTTAGCAGGTAACCACGGCGATAACTACATGGTCTGGGTCGATGAGGCCAGTGGTGTAGATGATGCCGTACTTGATGTAGCATTTGGTGCCTTAACGCACGAAGACAACCGTGCAGTAATGACCTCTCAGCCTACCCGTAACGCGGGGATGTTCTATGAAACTCATCATAAGTTAAGTCATCGAGCAGGTGGGGTATGGATTGCTCTCACATTTAATGGTGAAGAGTCACCACTAGTTAGTAAGCAGTCCTTAGAAGAACAACGGCAAAAATACGGAAGCAGAGAAGATGCCCAGTATAAGATTCGTGTTCTAGGTGAATTCCCAGACTTATCAGACGAGTTCTTAATTACCAAGCGTCAAACTGAAGAAATGTATGTTGGCGCCAGTATTTTTGATGACCATCAATTCGGCTATGTCATTACGGTTGACGTTGGTGGTGGTGTCGGCCGTGACGATTCAGTAATTGTTGTTTCTAAAGTTTGGGGTGAATCGCAATGGGGAGAGCGCGCACGCCGTGTAGAAGTTGTAGATATTCCATTATGCAAAAACAGAGATGATATCTTAGAACTATTTGCAAAGATTAATGAGCTACTTTTACAGTACCCAAATGCTAACTTAGTTGTAGATGATAACGGGGCGGGTAAAGGTTTAGGCCAATACCTTAAAAAGCAAGGTATTTTCTACGTTCCTGTTTATTGGGGCTCACAATGTTTTAGTAATGACAATAGAAAAGAGTTTACAAATAAAAGGTCATTAGCTTATGTTGGCTTAGCTCGAGCAATCGCAAGTGGCCGTTTTAAAATAAAAACGAAGAAACACAATGTGAAAATTAAAGATCAGTTAATCCACGTTCCATACCGTTTTGATGACTTTGCTCGTTATAAAATCTTAAGCAAAGACGAAATGAAACGGATGGGAATTAAATCACCGGATATTGGTGATGCTTTTGCCTTCTTATTCTTAGAAAACGTTCATTACACTGAAGCTTACGAAACTGTAAATGTCACTGACGATACACCAGAAGGCCGTGAACAAGCTGAACGTAAGTCAAGATTCAGTGCTTTAAGAGAAGCTGCCGAAAAAGAAAATGATTAGTTTTGTGGAACTGCCCCCCACCGAACCTTTTTGCCGTAACTACCATAGATCAATAAATCATATGGGTGGGTTATGGCTATTAATTTCTTTTTAACTGACGCAGGTCGGAATGCATTAAATAAAGCAGGCGATGTTGCTAGCTTTGGTGGGGAGCTTACTCATCTTGCTGTTGGTACCGGCAAATTTGATGCATCAGTTGAAGCGAAAAACCTAACTTCTCTTAAAAATGAATTAGCCAGATTTTCGCTTAATGGTGGTGGTGTAGACACAGAAACTGGAACTTTGCGTTTTGTGATGAGTATTGAGCCAACTTTAACAATGGAAGTGTTTGAGTTAGGTATATATCTATCAGATGGCACTTTACTTGCAGTGGCGTCAACTACAGAAGTTCAATCAATCATGTCACTGCATGCAAACGTGGTTGCTATCGTTACTTTTGGATTTGTTTTAACTGACGTTAATTTAAAAAATGTAACTATAAAAATTGATCCAAATACTCCAATTGCAGTGATGTTGATGAACCAGCATAGTGCAGATGAAGATCCACACCCACAATACGGCGCGTTAATTCGTAAGCTCATGACTGAACATAATCAGCATGAGGATCCGCACCCCCAATATGCATTTGAAAAAGATGTAAAAGCCAAAGACGATGATTTACAACAACAGATTGATGATCTAGATCTTAGTTCCAAAAATTTGTTACAGCAGTTAATCGATTTCAAGAAAAACTTAGATGCTCAATATCCAAAATTAATTGGAGCAGGTGTAAATATTGGTAGCTCAGCCACAGTTGAACTAGGTGGCAAAGTTACTGATTTACGTGATTCAAAGTATGCAATCTATTTAACACCAGAAAGCCCACATGAAGCATGGAAGCTTACCCGTGCTGAAAAGGGTTTTTCATATGAAGTTTGGGACCGCTCAGGTCAAAACCGGATAGGGTATTCAGGTACTGTGAATTGGTCCGTTGTTCAGGTAGCTGCAGAAACACTAAACGATGGAAACGGCGATTACACAGTCCCAGGTGTTTATATCATTCCAATTCAACCGAAAGAACAAAAAGAATTCATTTTGGTTGGTGCTGGTGGTGCTGGTGGTGGCAGTGTCTGGGAGTTAGGAGCATTGGCACATGGGACCAGTGGAACAGATACACGCTTACGTTTAAATGAACTTGATTTGGCGGTTGTTGGCGGCGGTAAAGGCGGTACCAGTGGTCAGTGGTCGAATGGTAGTGCTTTCTCAAATGGTGCTGGTGGTTTAGCAGGTGTAATCACTGTGACATCAAACATAACCGAAATTTCACGCAAGCTTGGTAACGCTGGTACAGCTGCAAACCAAACAAACCACAAAGGCGGCGCATCAGTAAGTCCAGTATCAAACTGGGGTGCTGGTGGTGATGGTGCTAATGGTGTAGGTGATGATGGCTGGGCACTTGGTGGTGGTGGTGCAAGTGGTGGTTTACTCATTTGCCGATATGTGAATTCAACCGAAAAAACTCAGTATATGACTTTAGTTGTTGGTGAACCTGGTGTTGCAACCGAAAGTAATGGTAACACTGGTAAAGCAGGTACTGGTGGCTTTGCTCGTGTAAGTACTGTTAAAGCTTAAATAGGTAAAACAGTATGAGAAATGATTATCGAAATGCTATTAGAGACTTAATTCACCGGAATCTTCAACAAAATAATATTCAGAATCTGATTGTTTGGGAAATCAAAGACGATGAATCTCAAGATCCATCACTGTTGAGTTTGAAAATATATGGTTCAAGAAACCATATTGATGCAGTACTTGTGGCGTGTGGTGTGAACGGCGTTTGGGAAAAGTTACCTCTTAATAAGGTGGCTTTTCCAAGGCTTGTTGATCTTTTAAGACTTCAAAAAGAATACTTGCAGGATAATTAAAATGTCAGCATTCAAGCCAGATGATTTACGCCGTGCCCAGCTGCAATTAAACCAGTCTTTGCAAAATGGTGGAGTTCGTAGAGATCAACAGAGCCGCCAGCGTGCAGATAGAGAACAGCGGGCATTTGCAGAAAAAGAAATTGAATATGATGATTGGGGACGAAAGATCCCTAAACCTATGTTCTTGCGACCACAAGATATTGCCCAAGGGGAAAAATATGATGTCGAAAGGGTACTTTTTACAACATTAGGTCAGCGAAATGGAGAAGTACCACGGCGTATTACCCGTGATGATATCTTGGCATTTCAGGAAAACATTCAACTATTAAAAGATCAGTATAGTAAGGGTATTACCCCTCAAAACATCATTAATTTAAGCCGACAAGACGATATTGACCGGGCAAATGAGCAAATCTATTTGGCGGTTCCAGTAAGCAGAAAAGCTGGATTAGTGCACTTACTTACGAATGCCGGTCCAAATAGTAAAGTCTTAAATCATCACGTTGAGATTGAGTTTTCAAACTTTAAATCTGTCGTATTTGATATCGACAAGCAGGCATTAACCACTGTTAAAAACCGCTTAGCTAAAGGCAAAATCAAATTTCAGTGTGACTGCGAACGTCATACGTTCTGGTACCGCTATATGGCAACTATTGGCGGCTACAATTTGGGACGTGATGAGGGCGGCTTTCCGAAAATACGTAACCCGCATTTATCCGGTGTGGCTTGTAAGCATGTATTGCGGGTTGTTAAGTGGATTAGTTCACCAGCAGGGATTGCCTACCTTAAAAAGGAAGTAGAGAAAGACCGTAAGAAACAAGTAGGTGCACGGTATAAGCAAACAGATAAGCAAATACAGAATTCAATTAACGAGCAAGTAATGGATTTGATGAATGGTTCTGTTAAGCCAATCAAAGCCAATATCCAAAAAGCAGAAAAAGAAATGATGCGTAGAGCTGATAAAGTTGCCAAAAAGCTCTTAGAACGCGAATTAAAAACCCTCAAACGTTTTGAAGTGGAAACTGTTAGAGCAAGTCAAATTGAAAGAATTCAAGCCTTACATAAATCAGGCGCAATCGACAATGACATGTTAAATGTCTTTATGAAGGGTTTAAGTCGAAATGCTAAATAGATCAGTAAATCAAGTTGCAAATGGACGCCGTTTAGCAGCTAGACGTGTTGTGATGAATGCTCTAGCAAGTATTCCCGCGCAAATTTGGCGAAAAGAAGTAGTTTTCAATAATCCGGCTGAAGATTCAAAACCTTTAGATCCTCTTTCTTTTGAAGCGAACACTTTATCGATTCAAGACGAACCCAACTACAAGTATGAATATAAGGGCGCTGCTTATGTTCATTTCGATAAATTTAATGGTGGTTATATTCAAAAGAACTTCTCAATGAATAACCCATCTGACTTGGTGCTAACCGCTCAAGTAGAGACATTCAATGAAGAATTGGATGATGTTTTGGAAAGGATAATCAACATCCCTGACTTGATTCTTAAAGAAGGTGATCTTTTAGGTTTAATGATTTATGAAAACCTAATGTTGTGGTTTGAGATTGTAAATATTACTGGTTTTAGCCTCATGGCAGATTTTGGCAGTAAGTATGTTTTAAACCGTAGAGATGATTTGTTTATTTCACCTATAGGTGATGGAGAAACTAAATGAGCTATTTAATTTTCAATGAAAAAGGTAAAAAGACAGGCGACATTGAAATGGCTGAACAATGTACTTCTGCAATATTCAATTACCAGGTAATCGGGAACGGGGCAGAAGTAGAGTTTTTCGGAAGCAATATTCCATATGCAGATCCGCAAAACGATTCTCACTGGGTGTCTATTCTTACATTAACAGCTGCTGCGCCCGATACTGAACCGTTTAGACAGCATTGCTGGGATAAGCTCCGTTATAAAGTGAAAGCAGGTGATAATGTGGAGATTTATGTTTCAAGTGGTGTAAGCGGATAGCTATATAAATAAAGGGCTGAGATGGTCCTTTAGCTACATTTTCTTTGTCCTCAATTTTGGGGACTTTTTTATGTTTGGAACCGACCAGTTTTAGTAAAAATACGCCATGTCAGACTTTCTGCATCTTACATAGAAAGCCAAAGGCTGGTTTAAAATGACTGTGTTAACAGAAGAAATTCGTAAAAAGTATGATGCTCAACAACTAGCTACTGTTCAGTGCCGAAATTACTATTTCAAAAGTCCTGAAGAGCTTGAAAATGGGTTTGACAGTGCTCAAACAGCGGCAGATGAGTACCCAGAAGTATTAAAAGCAATTTTTGATTCAATTGGTATCGAATATGCGCCAGAAGTTGATAAAGCTGTGATGTTTGGGGTATCACAATATCAATCACGTCATGGAGGTGAATTACCACATCCTTCAATCATTGCAGCTGCATTAACTGCTGGTTTAAGTGGTGCGAAACAAGCAGCTGCTTTGCCTGCCGAGACCCTTAGCTATTACGATAGTATTAATGAATCTGGTTTTGATGATGTAAATCACCAGCATCATGAATCTGTAAGCATCGTTCCAGCAATTACAGTTGCTACTATCGCCAACGTTATCGCTTATGCAACACCTATCGTTGCTATGATTCCCAACTCAAATGGCTCAAATGAAGTACCGATTGTATCTATTCGCTTTATCACCAACCGTGATTTTGGTGCAATGAAGAAATCAGAATACTTAGATGGTGCAAATGCTTCTAAGCCTTATGTTGAAGGACGATTCCGTTTTGCATTGTCTAATGGTGGCGCAGGTGCAACTTATACTGTGACTGCACGAACTGGTTATGAAGACTTCAAGGCTAAAACACCTGACGCCAAAGCGAGTTTATTGCCATTTATTGCGGGTAATGTATCTATTAAGATCAATGGTAAAGAAGTTGCGCATACTCGAAATCGCAGTAAATCAAAATTTTCAGGCAAGATTTCTGCTATTGCTGAGAAAGACGTAGTAGTAAACGGCGTTGAATATCGTGTAGTTGGTAGCGAAATTGACATTTCAGCTAGCAAAATTAGCGTGACATTAAATGAAGCATTACCAGCTGGTGCGAAAATTGAAGTTCATCTTGTGGCGGATTTTGATGCGCGTGATGGTAATGATAACTATCTATTAACCCCAGTTGGTGTTGATTTCGAACCTGAATATGAAACATTGATTGCGTCACCTATCATGGCACGGGTAACAGCTTCAACACTATTACAATCTCAGTTAACTAACGAACTTAAGCTTGGTTTTCTGGGTCAGGCTTTAGCAATTGTTCAAGGTAAAATCTTCTTAGAACAAACTGTACGTTTATTAGGTGAAGCAAAAGATTTAGCTGAATACTCCGCTCGTGAAGTTACTTTTGATGCTTCTCGTGGTGTGACTGGAAAATTAGCAGCTGCATTTAATACTTCAGGTGACTTGTTTGCGGAAGTAAATAAATTTATTGCAGCTGCCAAATTGGATATTAACCAACGTACTGGTGGCTCTACCGTAGCATTTGACTTATATGTTGGCGATACTGGGTCAGTATTCTTTAATCAACTGTCAAGCGACAAGATGCCAGTTAAAACCGGATACACTGCTGGTTATGGTCAAATTGTCCGTATTGGTACTCTTGCAGATGGTACAAACGTTTACCACGCACCGACAGCACAAGAGCTTGTAGCTGAAGCAGATACAGCGTTTGATATGCTTTTAGTTGGTCGTGGTAATGAGCCAATTCGTGCGCCGTTCGTTGGCTTTATTCAAACGCCTCTTTCAGTTATTGAAACTCGACCAGATGCGCGTGAATCAGTACTTACTTTAATCGGTGCTCAAGCAGCCGAAATGAACCCGTTAGAACGTTATGCTGATCAAAGCTATGTCATCCACTGTATCAATATGCCATCTCTCAAAAATTCGTAAGTAAAACAGATAAGGGCGCATTTCGATGCGCCTTTTTACCCTATTTATTGAAAGGAAAATCTCATGGCTGCTGCAACACAAAACACTGACGAAACTTTAGCTTCAACTGACGAACAAGCGACTACTAAACAAAAAAACACACGTAATAAAACCAATAAAACTACAGAAACACAGAATACCCAAGCTGGTGATGAAAAAGCTTCAGACCAAGGTGATTTGTTAAATAGCCAAGGTCCTGAAGACGGCGCATCTCAAGATGAAGGTAATAAACCTACTGATTTGAAAAATGGCGATTCAGATAATGAAGAGTCCAATACTCAAGAAAATGGAAATCCAACTGAAACATCGAATGATTCTGTCAAACCTTCAAATGATCTAGATTCAAATGGTGGTAAGTCTGGTGATGATGTGGGGACGGAATCGGATCATGTCCTTAAAGAAACTGATACTTCTAAAGTTAATACTCCCATTACGGATTTGTTAACAGTATCAGGTGGGAGTAGCGTGGATCCGCTAGTTATTAAAGTTACTAATAACGGATTTTCAACAGTTTTAGAACCGTTATCACGTGTTGCTATTGAGGCAGGTAAAACAGCAAGTATTACGTGTCATAACCAAACATTTAAACATCAAGTACTGGAAAACTTACGTCAGTTGAAGGGGCTTGGTAAGAATCTAACTGTTGAGTAACAAGATGACTATTTTCATTATTGATGGCACGAACCCAATTATGGATGCTGTTGGTGATCATCCTACTGAACGAAGTATTACACTTCAAAATAACGGTTTAAGTGACATTACCGAACCATTTACGCAAGTTTTGGTACAAGCTGGTCAAAAGGTCACATTCACTTTGATCGGTGACGAAGCTCATAAACAATTGCTAGATAACCTAGATCAAATTAATGGCTTGAAAGGTAATGTACTTCAAATTGTACCTACTGAGGCAGAAGAGCCTACAGAACCTGCTAGCGGATTATAAAATTTAGGAAATGAAAAACCACTTTCGAGTGGTTTTTTTTACATTGGAACTAGCCAGAAAATCAAAAAAGCCAACGGCTCAAAATACTTAAAACAAATAGCCTTGGGCGTGTAATGTAATGAATATACTTGCTCTATCAAGTACAGGTGAGCTATCCCTTGTAGCAGGGGCCAGCCCATCACTAAAACTGGAATTTGATACTCACAGTTATCTTGCAAATACAGAAATCAATGTGGCCTTTTTTGCGAAAGTAACTAGCCCACGCGGTCCTGCAGATATTTCTATGCGTTTGGAAATCCGTGATGCGGTAACAGGTGATCAAATTGTTACTGTTCAGGGATTAGTAGATGGAGACATTGAAAATTCTGCTTCTATTGTCGCTGTAGCTGATGCGAAAGAATATTTTGAGCGTTTTGATTTATCGTTAGGTATTGATGCGTTACAAGCAATACTCAAATCAAATGCTTATAACGAATCAAATAGCTTAGGTCGTGCTTCAAAAACATTGGCATTGGAAGATGAATCGTTACCATCATTTAATCCAGATGAACTATATAAGATTCTGACGAGTCAATTAAGTACACCAGCATATCTGACTTTACCAAATCCTCATGATTTACCAATTTATGTTGCGGCACAACGTGCAGCTACAAAGTTACGTATTCCTTTGGATGCTGAAATCAACCCAACTTTTACAGCTGAGCAAGCAGCTCAATTTGCGACAAGTGTAGATGCACAATCACAGTTTGTTCAATTCATTTGGAGTCCGAACCTATGCCGTCCATCTGGTGCTGTCACACTAAGAGGGCGTAAGGTCCCAGCTTATTATTTGGGCCATTACATCGGCGATAAATTATTACGTAACGCAAAGTTAAATAAACAAGGCTTTGCGCCGTTAAAAAATGCAGTAGCTTGGAAAGATTATCCATTTACAGCAAAAAACTTAAGCCAGATGCCGAATATTGATCTTGAAGATGAACAGACTCAAGAAATGTTGGCAAAGGCTAAAGTAAATGTAGTTCGCCCAGTTAAGTTTGAAACTACATTATTCGTTTTAAGTGATGTATTAACCCAGTATCAAAGTAAAAATAGTGCATTGCGTTTAGTTCCTGCAGCTGAGATTGCGGCACGAGTTACGAATAAATGTATCGAAATCCTTAGAACTTACATGTTCCAAGCTACACCGGACTATATCAAAAAAGCTGGTGATGAAATTCAAGAGTTTTTAGAGGGTGCTTCTAGTGAAACAACCGGTTGGTTACAACCGGCTGAAGATCTAGGTGGTAAACCTTTTGAGTTCAGTTTAATACCTGACAAAGACTATCCATATGAGCGTGTACGACTCTATTTAGCCCATGGAGTTGTTGGTACAACTCGTGCCGCAATTTTTGATGACGACGTTTTAGTTAAATAATTTTAAGGATCTATCAAGATGAATCCATTTGGCCCAACTACAGAAAAACCTTTAGCTTTACGTGCTTTTGATTCAGCAGCGGAGAATATTTCTACCGTTGTAAGTAAGGTTTCAAGTACTGATCGAGAACAGCAATCTGTGATTGAACAAGTACGACAAATTGCTCTGAACATTCTATCTGATACGGTAGATACAATCAGTGAAGGTAAGCTTGAAGAAGGTGAACTGGGCGTTGATCATTTAGACGCATTAATTGTCGATGCATTAGATGGTGCAGATGATGAAGACGGTATCTATGAAAACGCTTTGATGGCGTCTCTTTCCGATGCTTTCTTAACATTTGGCGTTGACGCTACTGATATTGAAGAGATCTTTAGTGATGATACAGAAGTTGCTGATGCGGCGTTAGAAGCAGCAGCCAATACAGTTCTTGCTAATATGCCAGACGAAGGCCCTGAACTTGAAGAACTGGTTCGTGAGTTTATTTTCGGTGAAGCAGATGAAACTGAAGAAGGTTTCGATTCAATGGCTAAAAAAATTAAAGCTCGAAATGGAGCATTTAGCCAACGGAAAGTAAATGGGCGAAAAATTCACTACCGTGGTGTGCTGGCTATTCGTCAAGGTGTCAAAACCGTTGTGAATAAACGATTACCTGGTCAAAAGGTCCGTTTAACTGCAGCACAAAAAGCTGGTATGAAAAAAGCTCGACTTCATGCTTTTACTGCAAATGCAATCAACAAGCGTTTACGTTCATTCAAAAAAGGTAAACGCTTAGGTATTTACTAATTACTCATAGGTAAGGTCATTTTTGGCTTTACCTATAATCCATTTAATTAAGGAAATACTCATGAATACAACTCAAATCATAGGTGAAGCGCCTGGTATTCAATATCAGAAAAAAACTGATAAAACAGAAATAAAGACCAATCAATCATTAACTGACACAATTATTATTGGTCGTTTTATGCGTGGGCGTTTTGATGCACCGATGACAATACATAAGGGTAATATCCGTGGTGAACTTGGTTATGAACCAAATAATCCTGATTATCGTTGTGTCCAAGATGCGCTAGATCGGGGTGTACCTTCATTACAGGTTCTGCGAGTACCACCAAATATTGGATAAGTTCTAAAAAGAAAGCCAGCTGTATAGCTGGCTTTAATATAAGGGGAGTTCCAGTAGGAACGTCTTAATTTAATGATATGCCCTTTCAGTTCACAGGTTCAAAAGGAAAGCGTTTTAATACTTTGCCAAGCTCAAGTACTTCATCCTTATGAAGAAACTCCCATAGCCCATTAAACTTTTCGCGTAGTTGCACGACATTAATGGGCGTGTGGTGTAGAGAATATTGCTGTACTGAAAGAGCGCCGTTTTCCTGAATCGAAATCCAGAAGTTTTTCGGACCTTTGGGAGATTGATACTTTAGCTTCTCACCTACATGCTGTGCTATTTCATAAGCTAGCGGATTTTCTAATGCTGGATACCGTGCAGCGAGATTATCTACAAATTTTTCTAAACGTTTAAGTGTATCTGTTTCGGTTGGGCCTAGCTCATGAAGTGGTATTGTCTCAAGATACTGCTTCGCATCATCAAAATGGATTGAAAGCAATTGGCTATATTTAGCAATTCCAAAGTGGCGATTATGACGTATCCACATAGAGGCTCTTAAACTTCGATCTTTTCCTGCACGACGATCGACGATTGCATGTAAAGCATGCTGTTGTTCAGGTGAGATAGCTTTTCTATGATTGATTACTTGGCCTTTTGTCCAGTAATTCCATAAGACATCATCACATTCGTTTTGGTACATGATGACAGTGTCACGAAGTTCAGGTTTTACTTTGTTAGGACTGATGGTGGTGAGCCAAGCAAGAAGTTTTCTTAGTGGTAGACAAACCATTTCCTGTAAGTCGCCAAGAGTAGGTATAACGATTTTCGTTATACCCCATCGTTGAGGATTGGCATTCAGTTTTGCTAATTGAGACTGCCAAGCTAACCCCATACCCTCAACAATAGGCTTCATGGGTGTATATGGCTGACCATCATGTTCCACCAAGTACAACTCAGCATTGTGGAAAGGTACGGTGATTTGAGTTAAAGTAGTCATGTCTAATTTCCTCTTAGAGATTGGATATAACCCCTTGTTTACTTTGATCGGTACAAGGGGTTCTTTTTATCAAGACCATATCCTGTCCTGATGAGTTAAATATAACAACTATTAAATATAATAGCAATTACGAGTATTAATAAAATTATATTTAATAGCAATTGTTCTTGTGATACACTGAACTAAATATTTTTTGGTATATCGTGATGGTTGAAAAAAACAATGTCGCAACTTTGCGAGAGCAAGCTGGTATGACAGTTTATCAATTAGCTAAACAATGCGGATTTATATCAAATAATCATGTGCTTAATAGGTATATAAAAGATGCAGAAGCAGGAAAACACATCAGTGTTTATCGTGCCTTACTCATTTACACCGAACTAAAAAAAGCTGGTGTATGCGAGAAGTTTGAAGATGTCTTTTGGCTTGAATGTGATGATAAAGATATCGAAAACTAAAATATTTTTCTTGTGGAGTTGGAACTAACTAACTTCTAAGCTTTCCTCATTGTAAATAATGGCTTTATTCAATGAATAGGGTCATTATTATGTCCAAAGCTTTAGCTTATGCACCGGCAGTAAATACAGCTAGAACAAAGTTGCCCAGTACTGAATCAGATCCTTTCTATTTTAGGCACATTACAAGAAAATCAGTTATTATGAAAATCATAACAACTTGATTAACTATTTGTTTTAACTTAACAAACTGAGAAGCCCAATCTAAGCCAATGCCATCAACGATATGCTTCATGGGTGTGTATCGGGGTGTACCTTCAGTACAGGTTCTGCGAGTACCACCAAATATTGGATAAAAAGCTGATTTAAAAAGCTACCTTTTAGGGTGGCTTTTTTATTAAGACCTATTAAGTGGTTGTTAAACAGGTCTTGAAACAGATCTTCAAATTGTTTATATTGAGTTAACCCTGTAGCAAACTTAACTTTCTGAGGACGGTTCTAATCAATTGGCTACAAATTGATGTAGGACACATCAAATGAGAAACGTCATGAACCACATAATCCATAGTCGATTTGTGGCTAGTGTTTCTGAATTAAAAAAGAATCCTACAGCAGTTGTACAAAATGCTTTTGGCGAAGCAGTAGCTATTCTGAATAGAAATAATCCAGAATTCTACTGTGTTCCGGCAGCAATGTATGAACGCATGATGGATCTAATTGAAGATCAGGAACTAATTAAACTAGCCGAGCAAGTTGATACTGACGAAACTGTGAAGGTATCTATTAATGAGTTACGAGCTAGAGTTCTCAAAAACAGCTCTTAAAAAGTTTGACAAACTTAACCCACAAATCGCTGAGCAGTTTATTCGTAAGCTGGAAGCAATCCTAGATAACCCTAAGATACCGAAGAATAAGCTGAGAGGATCAGTTGATCTATATAAGATTAAACTGAAATCAGCAGGATACCGCCTTTTATATCAAGTCAAGGATGATGTAGTCGTAGTTCTTGTTCTTGATGTAGATAGGCGAGATGTTATCTATAAACAGATGTGATATAGCCCGCTTTTGCGGGTTTTTTATTAATATAAAGTCAGTTTTCTAAAATGGAACTGATTAAAAACCAATAGCAAAAACATCCTTAATCTTGTTGCATAAATCTGCATTTTGAGCATCAAAATTATGCAACAATCTAATCCGATTTTACTAAATCAGCTTAAACAAGATTACATTGCTCTACAGCAACTTGGTTCACCATTATTAGCGTGTCAGGGGATGTTTGTTCCTCGTGGCATGGAAGACCTTCGCTTCTTATTTAAAAGTTGCCCACGGCCAATTGTGAGTAATGAAGATCCAGCAGAAGTTCAATATGCGGGTGGATTTACTGGAATTGTTGCTGGTCCCCCGAAAACCCATTACACAGGCAACCTTCAAATCCTAGTAACTGAAGCAGGGCATGATCAACTATTAGCTGAATATGTCGTAGCTAGTGGTGGAATCATCCATGGTGATTATTACGATGGCCGTTTAGGTAGTTTTACCCGTTCTTATGCACTTGAAAACTGTGCTATACGCTTTGAGTCAGCTGAGTATGATTCAGATAGCCGATCTCAAGTTATGACAGTTTCTTGCCCAATCGACTATAACTACTTTGGTAGCTTCGCAAACATTGGTACCAACGGCAGTATTCAGCCGGGTAAAAAAGAAATTGATGGTACAGCTGAACTTGTGAATCGCGTTCAGCAGGTAATCAATACTGCTCAACAAGCTGTACGCAACTCAACGATTAATGCGACATCACGTACATTAGGCAATCTTTTCGGGTAATGGCTATGAAGTTATTACCTGAATCTGAAGGGTATGCTGTAGTTGCTGGTTCTATCCAGCAACTTTCAGAAGAACTCTATAAAGAATATCAATTATCGGGCTATTCAATTTTGCTTGATGATATCGTGAAAGCATTTTTAGATGAGGCAAAATATTATGCCGGATGGGCTGTTTTAGATTGTCAAACTAAAGCTACCACGAGTATTGAACTGAATGAAACTATCGAACTTAGCGGTGATGAGTACGTAATCATCCAACCTTTAGTAAAAGCTCACTGTGATCTTTTGCAAGCTAGATTGGTTGAAGCTACTCGTGGGCTCGGAGTCGAAAGTTATGGGCTATCTGTATCAGAAGCTCAACAGAACTATAATGAAAAGAAAGACGCTTTGCCTAAACTTGCGTTTTGTATGGCCCCAATGAGTTTTAATTTTAACTTGGGGAACCGTTAATGCAAATCACCATTGTATCTGCGGGTAAAATTATTCCAGCGTCTGAGCTGATTAGTGCAACTTTAAGAACTGATCTCGTACCTATTCCCGCATCTATTGAGTTCACAGTTCAATCTACTACTGAATTAGACTCCCTTTTAAAAGAAGGGGAGCTACTTACTGTAAATGACATATCTCATCCTTTCGAACTTATCAAAGTTACCCCTCTAAAAACTCAGACTATTAAACAAGATCGGCGAGTAGGTGGCATCTCATGTATTGGTATTTTGGCTGGTTGTAAAAGACTTATCGAATATTCAAAGCAAGCAATTATTAGTAATGAAACTTCTTTTAATTCAGTAATTCGAGCTTGTGGTGCAACGATCAGTCTGGGCAGTGATTTACCTTTGCCTAAATTTGTTTGTTTAAAGGGTAGTATGCCTACACAGCGCTTGGCTCATTATCTGCAACAAGAAGCAGCTGTAATTTGCTTTCAAAATAATAAAGTGTCTGCTCAAAAAATTGATTCTTTCTTCAAAAAGGAACCTATCACAAAACTAGATCCTAGCAGTGTCGTTTGGATATCAAGTAAACCTTTGGAACTGATGCAAAAATCATCTTTTGTCACAGTTGAGAATAACGGTTCAACGGTTGTTGGTGATGACTCAATAACCCCAGGCCACACTGTGACGCAAAGAGCTGGTTTAGATGCCCGACAAGTCAAAAACTTGGAAAAAGTTTTGATTATGCGTGGGACCATTATTAGACCACTAAATTTGAACTGGAATGCAGGCGATATATTTGAAATAGATAGTAAGAAGTATGTCGTTTTAACTGCTGCACATCATATAGATACAGGCGCAATCGGGGGATCAATGGGGACTTCATCAAAGTTCTGGATTGCTAATTTGTAGGTCAAATATATGAATGGTTTAAAACGTGCAAAGATTTTAAGTTACAACGCAAAAGGTCGTACTGCACAAGTACACATTCATGGTTTAACTGATGGCGCGAGTGAAGGAATTACAGCAACTTTTGCTTATCCAGTCGGCGATAGTGATTTAGATACAGAAATTCAAATTGTGGATGGGGAAGACGTCTATGTCTTCTTTGAAAATGGTAATGAAGAACGTCCAGTAATCCATAGTTATGTCAGTCACGGAGACGGCGCGATTGTAGGTGTGCGCCGTATTCGACAAGACAATATTGAATTTATCTCTAAAGAAAATTTAAAAGTAGATTCTGGCACAACCGTTTCGATCAAAACGCCGTTAATGAATGTACAAGCTAATACTCAACAAACTGGTAATAGCACATTAACGGGAAATAGCACTGTAGTGGGTAATACTTCAGTTGCGGGCAATAGTGCTGTAGCGGGTAGTATGGCAGTTGGCACAACGCTTACGGTTGCAGGTGTGCCTATTGACCCTAAAGCTATTGAGGGTGCATTTAAAGATGCTCTTAATAAATTAGAAAGTTTAAAGGAAGAGTTAAAAGAACAAGGCGAAAAAATTGATGAAACTAAAGATCAAGTAAGCCAAGAGATTGATGAAAAAATAAAGGAAGTAGAAGAATTAATAGAAAATATTAAAGATTCTGATGCTTTTAAATTGCTTGAAGAAGGAATGAAACATTTTGATGAGGAAGTTCAAAAGATTCATGAACAAGTTAAAGAAGTTAATCAGATCGCTCAAAATAAAGTCGATGAAGTTCGTGCTTATATAGATCAAGAAATAAATAATACTAAATTAATTGTAGATCAACATAATAATGAGGCTAATCTACGATTGGATGAAGCCAATCAACGTATCGATCAGTCTATTCAAGCTAATGAAGCATTGGTTGCTGATGCTCAACAACGTGCAATTCGTGCTGAGAAAGAACTCGATGATAAAATCGGTTTTATTAAAAGTGAAACAGATTCAATCATTGCTGATGTAAGAAGTGATTCAAATGAAATTCGGTTAGTCGCAGAAAACGCAAAAAAAATTGCGGATCAAGAAGTTCTGGACCGTAAAAAACAAGCAGCTGACGCACTAAATGTTATTGATCAAACTAAGGCCGCCTTAAAACAAGACATTGATCAAAACTTAGTTAAAGCTGGTCAAATGATTGATGACGCTAAATTAGCATTAGGTGAAGAAACTAATACACTCATTAATCAAAAAATTGAACCGGTTGTAACCCAAACTGAAGCTGCAGTTAAAAAAGTTGATCAAGTTGCAGCCCAGTATGTTGACCTTGATAAGAAAGTCGATTCGGGTTTTCTAGCTGAAGCTGAAGCACGTGCAAATGATAAAGAGGCATTAACAAAAAGTTTTGAGCTTAAGTTTGCTGAAATGCAAACTGAATTGGGTAAATCAAATGCCCTAATTTCAGAAGAAATAAAAACCCTTGCTGCTCAAGATAGAGCTTTTACTGAACAAATTAGTACTGCCCAGTCTCAAATTGGTGATAACAAAGCGGCAATTAATAATGTTGAACGTACAGTAGTTGATCTTGGTAAATCTGTTGCTGAAAAGACTGATCAAATTCAAGCAAGTTTAGATACCACTAATGCAAGCTTGTTAAATGCTACTGAGTTAGCGCGAATGCAATCACTTGGTAAGCCTTTACGTGACGATCCTACATTTCTATCTGGGAATGGGGGGTTAAGCGCATATGTTGTACCTTCAGGTTCAACGTTTACTAGACAAGCTAAATCTACTGATAACCCAGTAAATAGTACCCATGAGATGCTATTAAGATCCACTGTTTCTCTAGGTGGTGGCTGGTATCCGACTGTTCCAACTCTTGTTGCTGCTCCTAATAAAACGTTTTTAATAAAACAAATTATTAAAATGCCTATGGGCACTTATTTATTACCAGTTGGCAATGCTACAGGTACAGGTGGTTATTTACGTGTACTTGGGAATAAGGAAGGAACAGGTAAGTTTGAGGTTTATTACTCTGTTGTTCAGTGTGGCTATGATGCGCCTGCAGCTATCCATGGGCATTTCCGTGTTATTGCTGGCACTAATCCACCTTTACCAAGCACAGCAAACCCAGTGGATGTAATCCTTGCCGATTATGAAGTCTGGGACATTACTGCACTTAATGACACCATTCCAAAAGCATGGCGTGATCAAATTACTGGAAATGCTTCATATATCGAAAAGGTTGAATCATCTGTAAAACTTGTTGATGAAAAGCTTGTTTCAGAAGCAAAAAAACTTGAAGAACTAAAAACCGACTATAATTCGAATAAAACTAAAACAACGTCAGATTTAGCAACAATTGCTCAATCAGTTTCTGATGGTGATAAAGCCTTATCTTTACGCATCGACCAAACGAAAGCAGCTCTAGAAGAGGCTGATCGGAAATCTAATGCAAATATTCTAGAAGTTACTGAGTCGCTCGCCGAATTTGAACAGTCTACTACTTCAAAATTTAGTGAACTTGATACAAGTATCTCTAAAGAAAACTTAAAGGTACAAGGTCAAATTACTGATGTTCAAAAAAGTGTTTCGACCTTAGAAAGTAATACAAATACAAGAATAAATGGCCTTTCATCATCACTTAAAACTACTGATGATATTGCTAAACTTGCTTTCGATAATGCAGCAGAAGCGCAGCAAACAGGTACAACGGCGGTAAAAGCTACAGAAGCACTTTCTCAAAATTTATTAAGCCTAAAGTCTCAAACTCAAGTAACGTCAGGGGTTCGTGCAGTCGTAACGTCAAAAGGTATTGACGACTGGACACAGTGGCGTACCACAGGTGAAGCGAAAGTAATTCAAGATGCTGATGCATTAGGTGGTTATATTCTTGAGCTTGGGAATAATGCCGGTAATGATGAAGCATGGGTTCACTGGAACGAGTTCCAAAAAATTGATCCAAATAAGTTGTATCGAGTGCGTGCACGCTTCCGCCGTGTGCTTGGGGAAACTGGATCTATTTATCTTGGTGTTGCATGTAAAAATGCAGACCAAAGTAAATATGTAACTACTACAAACTCCCTTGCAGGAGATATGGGTTCGTCTAACTACTTATTGTCAGCCATTAAACCTAATTTAGGTGAGTGGCAAGAAGTAGTTCTATACATGAAAGGTAAGTCTACTGGGGCAGCAACTGGTTTAGGGACAATTGAAAATCCACGCACATTCCCAGCACAGGCTGAATTTTATGCCCCAATGTTTATTGCTAACTACAACTTTCAGACAGGAATTTGTCAGCTTAATTACATTATTGTTGAAGATAACAACTCTTTAGCTTCTGCTAATGATGCAACAGCAACTGCAAATGATTTATTCAAAACAGCAACTAACAGAACAGAAGCTGAAGCTGAAAGAACCACTAAGCTTGAATCAAGAATGCAGAACGCAGAAACAGGTATTCTGAGCAATGCCCAAGCTTTATCGAAAACAGCTACAAAGAGTGATCTTGAAAGTGCCATGGGGCGTGTGGCGACTGATATTACAGCTGCAGTGAATAACATTAAGATTGGTGGTGTTAACGCCGTAGCCAATTCAGAAGCACCTCGAACATCCACAGCAGCAACAAGCCGTGAATACTTAATGTATGAACGTAGCAAAGAGTTGAAAGCTTTTTATGATGAAAATTTAGATAAGCCGGTTACGATTTCATTTGAAGTGAGTGTACCGGTTGCTGGAACTGTACAAGTATATTCATCTAATGGATCAGCTCACTTCTTCACAACTTCTGTTACAGTCACTAAAGCAAATGAATTTCAAAAATTTGAAGTTACCGTGTTTCCTAAATTACACACTGGCAGCACAACCGAATCGACTATTGAGTTTTACGGTACATATGGCACTGGTCGAATTCCAACAATTCAAAAATTGCAGATCGAAGCAGGTAATAAAGCTACAGCGTGGAGCCCAAGCCCTCGAGATACTCAAAGTTCATTAAATGCAAATGCGGAAGCGATTAAGCTTACTCAAGCTGAAGTGAAGAAGCATGGTGATAGTTTATCTTCTCAAAGTTTAGATATTTCAAAACTTAGAAATGATCTAACTATAACCAATACCGAAGTAAGTAAAAAAGCGTCAACTGAAGCATTACAAACTACAAATTCACAAGTTACTGAACAAGCTGGTCAGATTAAAGCTGTTACTGAACAGGCTAATACTTTATCTGCAAATCTTAACAAGTCCGCACCGGCTGGTACGAACTTGTTGATTAACTCTAACGTAGTTGGAAACTACGATGGCGTTTCATATCCTCATTTACGCTATAAGCTTGGTGAAGACTGGGAAGTAGGAGCAAAGTACACTCTTCTTTGGTGTGCAGAGCATACACGTGGTGCTGGTGACACAAACTCAAATTTAGCTGTATATGCTGGTGGAGGAAGTCAGTTTTTACAGCAGGTTATTAACACTTCAGGTAAGGTAATAAGCAAAATTACTTTTACGAAGACTTCAGCTGGTACCGCCAAAGAAGTTAACTTTTATATGCTTAGCAGACCAACTGCAGACAAGCAAAGTGTTGGTACTGTGTATTGGGCTGTGTTAGTTAAAGGGGATTTCATAACTACAGATAATTGGATTGCAAGTCCTTACGACTTCAATGCAGCATTCGATCAAGTATCAGCAAATTTAAATGAATTTAAACAAACGTATGTTACTGAAAGTACTGCTTTAGCTAAAAAAACTCAAAACTTAGAATCAACAATTAATGATCCTGTAAATGGTTTGGCTGCACAGGCTAAACAAATTTCCGACCGGATGACTAAATCTGATGTTGATAGCGCAATATCAACTGCGACCGAAGCATTGAAAACAAGTATCGGTGGTAAGTCTTTTGACAACATCGTTATCGGGGGTAATGTCGAAAAAAGTAAAACGGGTGGTTATTTACAAGTATCATATCCCTTAGCAAAAAGTTTAAATGCACCTGGTATTACTGTTACCGTCAGAGCAAAAGTTACCTTTGATAATGGAGGGAACAATGCAGCCAATTTGCGTGTATATATTGGCGGAGGTAATGTATTTAATGCAGATGCACCTATTTTTTCAGCTAGTAAAGATATCTACGAATTTACCTTAACTACAATTTCTAGAACAGACGCAACTGTTGTTAATTTTTATTGTTTTCCAAATTCTTCAGCAAATGCTAATGCCACTACTACAGTGCATTGGGTAGAAGTTTATGAAGGTAATAATAAAGCGTTAAATGATAAGGTAAGTACTTCAACTCTAATTAAGGATTACTCTTCTAAAGCAGATACTGCTCAAGCAATAACTTCTGCAACTGAAACCCTTGAAGCTAAATTTCGTCAAAAATTTGGCGATTTGTGGACTAATAGTTCAGCAACACTAGATAGTACTCGCTACACCAAAACAGAAACTAACCAAGCTATTGCTGAAGAGAGCAAAATTATCAAAGCTGCTATTTCTTCAAGTGGTGGTGACAACATAATTAAAAATGGTGATTTCTCAAGCCCTTTAGGCACCTTAAATTGGCGTCAAAATTCTGCTGTGGCAGGTAATCTACTTGAAGTTTATAAAGATTCAAAAGGTGCTACTTGGGGGCACTTTAAATCTACTGATACAACTACATACTTTAAAGGGTTTATTGAAACTCTGACATTGGCAGATGGTTTAGAGATGAATCAGAAGTACACATTGTCATTTAAAGCAATGTCGTTGACAGCTGCACAGACTCAAATTTTATTAATTATACACCGTCGAGATTCATCAGGTCGTAATAACCAAATTGGTACTACATGGAATAACATTTCGACTGATAAAGAAACATTATGTACTTATACCTTTGATACAAATATTATTAATTTACAGCATATTAACTTAATTTTATATTCGCAAGTAGGTTTTGCTCCTGACTTTTTAATTAGAGAAGTGCAACTTGAAAAAGGTGAGTTAGCCACTGGTTTTAGAAAAAATCCTCGTGAACTAATTAAGGATCTTGAAGCTAATGCTTCTGCAATTGAAGGTACTAAAGCTGATGTTCAAAAAAACGGTGAAAAGATTACTTCACTTGCAGAGAATTATGCGACTTTAAAATCTACTGTAGACAATAATAAAACTGCTGTAGATGGTAAGTTTCAGGAAATTAATTCAACTATTAGTGATAATCAACAGAACACTACACAGTCTATTAATAACTTGGAATCAAGTTATAAACAATTAAATCAGGACCTTGGTCAAGTTTTCAATTACCGTGTTTATTCATGTGGCTGGAATGGCTTTTTCACAGGGATTAAAAACTTAAAAGGTGAAATCAAATCAGTAGCTTCAGCACGTGGTTTTTCAGTCCATGTTTTAGCAGCTGATGGTTCTATAGCTTCTTCAACTAGATATGATACTTATGCAGCTGTAGCAAATGCTACGGCAATGAGTAACGCTATTTCTGCGATTCCAAATGACACCTTTGTTATCGTTACAAACTACGACAGTATTGGTGTAAACCTAGCACCAGTTAAGAATGCATTAATTTCATTAGGTGCCAATCCATTCACACTTGATCAAATAACGGGTCGGGATGCATACATTTTAGTTGGTCAGAAGGGGATTGGTTCAGGTCGTGGTATAGAATTGCATGCAACACCAGATACTGGACCAAATGGGGCTAAGCAAATCATGCTTGCAATCCAAGTAGTTAGTGGTATCCCGATTGGTCTGGCAAACAATAGTGGAAACTTACAAAAGGTTTTAGAAAACCACGCACAAATTCTTCAAGAAAAAATTACAAGATCTGATGCGAAAGAAGTATTTGCTGAGGAAATCAAAGTTTTTAAAGCACAACTTGATACTTTACGTTACTCAGAAGAGAACTGGATTTTACTTGGTGATGATACTAAAAATTTAAGTATTTCTACTGGTACAAACCGAACTGTAGCTGTTTGGGAACTGCAATATAAACACAAGGAAATTCCAATTGATAAAGGTGATCCAATAGTTGCGAGAATCAAATACACAGCAACTGCAGGATTAGTTGGCGCTACATGTAGTATTCAATTTCATGGTGCAACTTATAGTGTTGGGTTACCTTCGTTTGTTGTAGCTGCAAGTGGTGAAATAGAACTTACTGGTATTTTCCCAAATGATTTAAAAGCCTCTGCTTATGAAGCTATTCCACTAGGTTTACGGTTTGATAATGCTCCATCTGGTGGAACATTTACTGTAACTAATATGTTTATCAGCCGAGGTAATTCAGCGCCAAATTTTAAAGGCGGATTTAGATCATCTCTAAAACAAAATGCTCAATTTGTTGAAGATACTTTTATCAAGGCTGATGTTAATAAGGGAGTTATAGCTCAGCAAATCCAACAATATGATGCAACTGTACCTGGTGGTTTATCTTCTGTAGTAAAAACAACAAAAGCTACAGCTGACCAAACATCAAAGGATCTAGCTACACTTAGAAATACTGAAATTTCTCAGCTTCAAACAAGTACAAATAATCTTGGTTCCGCATTAAAAAACACAACAATGCTGGCGATGATGATTACTAATGGAAAATTGTTGCAGGGAGACGTAAATTTCAAAAAAGGTAACAATGGTGTATCTGTCTATAACAATGCCGGCAATGGGAATGTGACAGTTACTCGAGTCGCGAAAAGTTCTGATAACCCTACTACCTCAACCCATGAAATTGAAATTAAAACCATTGGTGCTGCCAGCCCAACATGGGGTGGATTTGTTCAACTCGTTTATGGCCGTGCAAATGCTGTTTTTGTTATCAAGTATTTAATCAAGCTACCAGTTGGATATAAATTGGTGAATGCTGGTAACGCAATGGGGACAGGGGCAATTGATCGATTCATTGGCAATACTGAGGGTACAGGCAAATTCGAAACATATATTCGAATGATTAAATGTGGTGCTGTAGGTTCTTTCTCTAACTCAGGACATGTTTATGTGGCGGGAGGATCTACACCAACAGCTACTGCGCCTTTAGTTTGGACCTTAGCCCAAATCGAGCAATATGACGTTACTGATTACGCTTCAGCTGACCCGACTTTACAGGACTTTGTTTCTTCAGCCACAGACTCTATATCAACATTAACGAACTTCAAAGAAACTTGGGCTGCCAAACTTACTGAAATGTCTTCAAAATTAGACAGTAAAAACGGCGCTTATATTTTGAATGCGGATATAACAAATACTAATGTTGAGCGTGCAATTGCAGCATCTTCACAGAAAATTACTTCTGAATATACCAATGCTATGAGTGTGCAGCCATTGAGTTCAGGTGCAGGGAAAATTTTCGTTAAGCCTTTAACTTGGCGTCAAGCAATCACTACTTCGGGTACATTGGTTATTAAGACACCAATTACAGTTGGTGCGTACATGACCAAGGTTAAAATTTCTGGTTATAACTACAATAACAAAGAAGATAATATTTTCGATCTGGATTTGGCATTTTATGCTTATACGTCAACAGTGCCATTTTATCCAAATATGACGTCACGTTCTTTTGGTATTACCTTAGATGAAAATAATGCTACGACTAAAGGCCTGGCTCTAGCTTTAGATAGCAATAATAAGGTGTGTATCTTAATTACCAAAAAAGATGCTTGGTCTTACCCAGCAATTACAGTTGAGTCGGCCACTATTACTCATACAAATCCGCCAGATTACTTTAAAGATGGCTGGACGGCGGCCATTGAAACGGATTTATCAGTTTATAAGTCAGTTACGCCGTTTACAGTGACTTCAATGATGGAAACCACTGCAGGTTCACAAGCCAAAGTAGATGTTCCAATGTCTCAATTAAGTGATATTGCAGCTGATAATAAACTCACACCAGTTGAGAAAAAACAGGCGAAGTTGGTTTGGGATACACTTTATCAAACTGATGCAAGCTTGCGAGCTGAGGCAGTCACTTATGGTATATCTTCTACTGCCTATGCAACGGCATTCAGTACTTTAAATACATATTTAGCAGCTTTATTCGCAAATATGAATGTAACTAGTACGATTGACCGAAACCAGTTCATTACTAACTTTGCGAACGTGCACAACGCACGACAAGCATTAGTACGTGCAATCTCGGAGAAGGCTAAAGAAATAGCTGATACTGCCAAGGACATAGCTTCTACTACAAAAGCAACATTAGAGCGTGATTACATGACGTCTACCAAGACGAATGAAGCAATCGCATCTTCAACAGAAAGAATGTCTGCACTGTATTCTGCAAATGGTCAAAAGATCATGGCTTCAGTACTCGAAACATGGCAAAAAGATTGGTTAGTAAAAACTCCAAGTGGGAATAGGCCTGAACTTAGTTTAGTTGCAGATGCAACTTGTCGTGGGGGATATGCACTAAGAATTGGTAATAACGTAGGTAATGATGAAGCCTGGTTAAATTGGTTCACATCTTTGCCTATCGATGACAATAAATATTACCGAGTTAAGTATAGATTCCGCCGTGTAAGTGGTACCGGAGTTGTTTATGTTGGTGCGACCTGTCAAAACGCCAATAAAACAAAATATATTGCTCAAGATAACTCTGAAATCAATGATATCGGTTCAAGTCACTATTTAGTCGCAGGTACCGCACCAGCGTTGGGAACTTGGATAACCGGTACTGCTTATTTTAAGGGGCGATCTGCTGGTGCAAGTGCAGGTGCTGGCACTCTACTAAGCCCTAAAACATTTGCTAATAAAGCTGCTTTCTTTACACCAGTATTCATTGGTAACTATTCCGGTAAAGCTGGTGAAGTGGATCTAGACTTTATCGATATTGAAGATGCTGACAACATTGCTGATTTTGAAAATTTCAAAACCACATATACAACTGATGTGGGAGCATATGCTGGTGCATTACAAACTTTGGTTTCTGTTTACGGCCAAAATGCTATCAAGCTTAAATCACAAGCTGATTTGATCGATGGTGTGAAAGGTAAGTACGTAATGGGAATGGATAACAACGGTGTTTTCTCTGGTTTATCCATGGTAAGTGAACAAAATAATGGAACTGTCCGAACTTCTATAGGTTTCCAAGCTGATAGAATTTTTTTCACAACAGGTACTTCTTCTACTAAATATATGCCGTTCATAATCCAAGACAATCAAGTTGTGATGAACAGTGATGTATTTATTAAGAATTTGACAGCCGCAAACTTTAAGGCCAAGTCTCTTACAGCTGAATTATTCAATGTTGACAAGTTAAGTGCCATAACTGGTGAACTTGGGACTTTAATTACTTATAAAGATCCTAGTCAGCCTCAAAAAGCAAGAATGGTCATTTCAGGGACCGCTTTAAAGTTATATGACGATAACAATATTGAGAGAATTTATATTGGTTTATAAATGGCTACATTCTTATTAAGGGACCTCGGTGGCAACGTGGTCCTTGATCTAACATCTAATCTTAGTATGTATACAGAAACGTTAAGTGTTGTCCTCCCGAAAGGTTCATCTATGGACACAATTGTACGAAAACTAGATACTGCTGAAAATCATCCAAGATGGTGGGCTTATGTAGCTTCTGGTGAAGTGTTATCTGCCAATAGTGCTGTAGTTGAGTCTTATTCAAATGGTATGGGATGTGCCATTTTGACTAAAGCTATGGCTATTGAGGCTAAGCTGGGCGATAAGATACTTAATCAAATGGATGATACTTCATCTTATTTATTAATTTATGATTGTAGAGCTTATTACAATATAGCTTTTCAGCAAACGGTTAGTATTCATATAGGTAAATGCTAATGGCTGAATACATCAAAATTCTCAATGATAATAAAGTGACAATAATTGACGACAGCTATAGAAACTTTCACCTTATAAATAAGTTTGTTAGGGAAGTCGCTTCTTCAGACCCATTACCTCCTGCAGTGCTATCTGTATCTGGTTACGTTAAGTGTCATGTTTTGAATGTTACATCTTTACAAAGACCAATTGTGGTATTTACAGGCGTTTCTGTGATGCAGGTCAGATATGAAGAAACTTCCACAAATAATTGGAAAATAACTGTAATTTTTGACACCTTAGACGACCAAGGAGGATTTAAATATAAGAATACTTTTCCTTTTACAAAAGCAACTTATTATGTATTTGGATTAATTACTTTATTAGAAAGTGGTCATTCGCCAAAATTACTAATTAAGAATGGTAAAGGTGAGATTGTATTTTCTAACTCCCACAATCCTTTAAAAGTAGTTAAAGCAGAAACTTTTTATTTAAAAGGCAGTGCAAATTATTTTAGCTCATGGTTATCAGATATACCTGATTATAATGCTAATAAGACTTATGGCTTGGCTTTAGCTTGTCCAGCTCATTATGAATATTATTGGGGAGCTGGTGGTTTGAGTTCTTATATGCATTCATACTGTACTATAAAGACTAACTCATATAGTGATCCAACTTTCTCAGGTAAGATCCTTCGGGGATATACGATACTAGCTAATGGTATGAATACTTCAGCTAGTCTCTATTCTCCATTTCATAGTCATTTAATAGTTGATATTACTGGCTATTAAAAAGCCCCTTATTAGGGGCTTTCATGTTTAAGCAGGCTGATCATTAACTGGTGGTTCTTCTACAAATGTGTAATTTACTGCTACCGACCCAGTCTCTAAATCCCAGCCTAGATTTAATGTTTTGAAAGCAGGACGGTTGTTAAAACGTTGAGCATTGACGATGTCTTGGGTTTTTTGAGCTAATTCAATATCCAAAGCATTAAATACTTTAACTTCGGCCATGAGCTTTTCCTCTAATTAGATAAGAAATTTGTTCAGATAGAATTGCATGCAGTTAATTAATGGAATCTGTACGGTTCCAATTAACTTTGGAACCCATCTAAAAGTTAAAAATTATTAGTCATCAAAATACTTAATTATTTAGGTATTTTGGCTTAGTTATGTCTTCTCGGTTCTTATCGTTGTTACTCGGTGAAAATGTTAATTCATATGATCAGCAATTCGATACGTCTAATCAGGATGCAACAGCGCAGCTATATGAAACTATGGCTCCGTTTTCACTTGGGACTAACCAAACCAAAGCCAATAAGAAGCGTACTCGAAAAGAAATTCTTACTAAATGGGAGAGAATGTTACGCTTTGCACCTATCGCAGAGGGTATGGGGATTCATGTTTCTGCAGCCTTAGGCGGAGATTCTTATAGCGGCCAACAAGTCTTTATTACGCCCGCAGAACGGTTAAAAAAGGCGAATGGACCAGCAGCTGAAAAACTAAAAAAACAACTAGATGAGCGCCGTGTAAAGATGGAAAAGCTTATCAATAAGTATTTAAGCAAACTTGCCCGAGATGCTATTTCTTTCGGTGATTCCTATGCACGTATTTATGGGAAAAAAGATATAGGTGTAATTGACCTCGTATGCAATGAGTATACATATCCGCCATTAATACAACCGTTCGAACAAGGCAGTAAGACTGTCGCCTTTTTTTGTTTAGATCCTCGTAATTGGCAAAAACTATTACCAAACTGAATACTATTCAAATGGTACGTTTCAAAATGCCCCGTATGAGCAATATTGCTCAATATGAGCTTGTTGAAACTGGTCTTGTCACGAAAATGTTGGAGGGTGATGATCCAGATGAGCTACCAATCTTACCAGCGCATTTAGGCGGCTCATTTCTTTATGAGATTGAAGATATTTATGATGATGTAATCCTCGCTTTGGCATCAATGAATAGCCAGCAAATTGCAGATACCGTAAATCAGATGTTCTTGACAGTAAATATGTCAGGAATGCCGCCAGCACAACGTCAAGCCTATATCCGTGGTTTAGAAGGTTTACTCAAAAATCATGAGGCTTATGTCCGTGATGCTTTATCAGGTGGTGAAGCAGTCTGGAATACTGCTTTTCACATGCTTCCAGTATTTGATGAAAAACAAGTTCTAAATCCAGTGGGTGATATCAAGAATCAACGAAGCTCACCTATTAATATTGAACAGTTCATGATTAATGTCCGTTTGTTAATGGGCGGTATAGGTCTAGACCCAAGTATGGTAGGGTGGGCTGACATGTTAACTGGTGGTATTGGAGAAGGTGGAGCATTCCATACTTCTGCACAAATCATGCGTAGGTCACAAGACATTCGAACAGCAGCTTCCGAAGGGATTAATCAAATTCTTCACTTGGATTGGGGTTTTGCTTATAACGAACAATTTGAGCCTGAAGATTACCCTTGGCAAGTTGAATATTATTCAAACCAAACTGCAGCAGCTACGGAAGAAATCAACAATGCTCAATCAAGAATGAATACAACATTACTTAAAACACAAGTAATCGCATCATTGAAAGAATCAAATTTAGATGTAGATATTATGGCGTACATTCTTGAGCGCGATACAGGTATGAAATATGAGGAAGCATTAACATTAGCTGAAAGTATTGCTAAGAGCCGTAAATTTCCAGAGGATGAAGAATAATGGCTTTTTTTGAATACGAAACACAGAATAAAACTATAAATAACAGTTTTGGAAACGTTTTAAATCCGTTTAAAGATCGTTTTGCTAAAAATCCTGTCTTATGGTCTGGTCTAACAGTGGATCGAGCTGTTTCCCATTATCAGGAACTTTACGCATTAGGAACACTTTCAGCTGCACATTTTGGAATTGAAATTCGCCCGTACCGTGCAAACAGTAAAATTGCTCAAGCAAATATTCCAATTTTTGATCCTTCAAACAAAGTTGCTTGGTTAGCCAATAATGTAGATGTATCACTACTAGATGCCCAAACCGATGCAGTGCATGTGGGGCATTTTCAACTCAACCATGTAACTGGTAATGCTTCAAATGAGTTGAGCATTTCATTTATTGAGACTAAAGAAGCAGCTATTGCGAATAGTGCTAAAGCTATAAAAGAAATAATGTTTAATAAGGATGGTACTCAGCCGCCACCAATTGAATACTTAATGAGATTAAAAATATATGCTTTTGATAAAGCTGCAAGAAATCAGAACCAATTTGAAATTGAGCATCTAGTTTCACTTCAAGCAGGCAATTTGCCCCTTGATGCCTCTAATAAAGCACATGCCATTGTTACTTTAAATTTCATCAAAATGTTTCCCAACTTAAAATAAGCTATGGAACTCATTGCCTTTATAGATTCACCTAATTGAGAAAATATCCTCAAACTAAAATGAGGATAACTCCGTGAGTGTTAAATCAATTTTCATTCAAACACACGCACCACATCAAAGCCGATTAGTACATGGTTTTGACTCCATGGTGAATAGTGGTGCTTGTTCAATTGGGTTTATTAAGGGTGATTACCGTCAAATTAATGCTTTAGTCACTGAAGATTACACGGAAAATGATTTCTGGCGTGTTGTAAATTTAAAAGGTAAAAAGGGTGGGATAGATGCGTTTGATTCTGTTGCGGTATTAGGCGCTATCGATGACCAGCATGCAGCTGATTTAGCGATACTGCAATTTGGCCGAATGTTTGATGCTTGTGTTACAGATGTTATTGAAACAAATCAATTTGGACTTAAGCGCCATTTATCTTCACAACAATTTAATTTGACGGGTGCAAAACCGATTCAAAGATGGCAACTAGAACAATTACAAAATGTTGTCGCAGCTGAAAAACCTGAATGGAATGGAATCAATTTAATTTCTCATGAGGGTGATACTTCTAAGTTGTTATTAGATATGCAACGAAATGATGATCACAGCCAATTATTAAGTAAATTTGATGGGTTACCTACGCTTTTATCTAGTTTAGGCGTCGAAGAAGCGCATTATGACTCTATTATCGTTGATTACCAGCATTTAGAGCAGCTGTCTGCAATTTTGCATCACTCTATGGATCAGTTTTCAAAAACTGGCGTCAAAATCGTTAACGTTACGGAAAGTAAGCCCTTTAAGCATAAAAAAGTCCTTCAAATTGCTCTTACTTATGATTTTGATGATGGTCAAAACTTCACAATCCTTTTTCATAAGCCAGATCGATTATCAAAAAAAATTAGTCCAGCAGATGCATTAATTTCATGGAAGATTTTAATGAACAATCGGGATATTACGGCTGCAATTCAGCCTAATCAGGGAGAAGGAATATCAATTCCAGTTCTCGCTGGTCGAATTATGAAGTTGATTAACCAAAATAGTAATCGTTTTAAGCGGTTACAATCTAAAAAAGCAGAAAAGGCCAAGGCTTTAGCAGATGCTGAACTACGTCTCGAGCAAAAACAAAGTCAATTAAATTCTTTAAGTGTAGAAATTTCCAATTTATTAAATGAATTGGATCAGTTGCAAAATACATTGTTAACCAAGCAATCTGAAGAAAATGAAGTAATCATTAAAGAGAATAGTCTCGATAATGAGTTACCAGATAGTATTTCTGATGAAGAAGCCGAACGTTTAAAAGCCGACTTAAAGCGTTTAAATGCTGATCCTGAATGGGCAGGTGAAGATGGTTTACGTTACCAAGCATTCTTTGAACGTATCAATAAGGCTCTAGAGGGGGATTCTGATGCAGTAGTTTGGGCACGTGAATGGATTTCTGATCTAGATGACCAGGCTTTGGCTCAACAGCAAGCAGAATTAGAAGCAAAAAAACTTAGTGATGCCGAAAATGAAGCTAAACAAAAAAGAGATGAAGAAGTATTAGCAGCACGTACAGCTGGTATAGCTGAAAACAAAATGATGCAAGCATGGTTAGACACTTTGGAAAATCCTGAAGATTCTAACAACATAGACTTTATGGCTTGGGTTTCAGATCGCCGTGGTGAATTCTTAAAAAACTGGAATGGTGCCGAAGGTTCACCAGAATATTTAACAGCATTTTATGAATATTCAAGAGCATGGGCAGATGAACATTTAGCGGATCGCCTCAGAAATAAAGAGCCAGCCCAAAATTCAGATAATGAAGAATTTAAAGAACTAAATGCTCCGACAGAAGTTGAAGATCTTCAGCCTAGTACGACAAATGATGAAGGTAATCAACTTTACCGTTCAGTAATTGAAGGGCAGGTTAAAGTTAATCTTGAGTTATTAGAGCAAATTCGAGATGAAGCAGAAAAAGACTTAAATGATCCACTTCTTATTCCAGCGGTGACAGAGCTCTTGAATCAAGTACAAAAAATGGAAGCGGAGAATATCTAATGACAACATTAAATCTAATTTCTACTCAAGATATTGCTAAAAATCCATTAGTTGTAATTGATCAAATGATCAGCTTCTTTAAACCTAAACAGCCCTTCACTGGGCTTTTGAAGGGTAGAACTAATAATGTGAAAACAGCCAAAGGACAAAAGATTTCTACTGTATTCGCCTTAGTTGATATTGATCAAGTAATTGCATCTCATACAGCAACTGGTGCGGAAAACCCTAATTATCCGCAAGAATTGCAGCCACGAGATCGTAGTCGTGAATCCTCACAAGCATGGGTACAGAAAACTGCTAATGATTTAGACCCCGAAAGCCTAGGCCGCTCAGGTCGGGCAGACACGGGAGCACCGATATCTGGTGATGATTTAGTTGTTGAATCAGGAAATGGCCGAACAATGGCAATCAAGCTTGCCTATGAGCGCGGTACCGCAGATGAGTATAAACAATGGTTGATTGATGAAGCTGATTACTTTGGCTTTAGTAGTGAGCAGGTCCAAGCAATAGCTCAACCAATTTTGATACGTATTCGTACAACCGAGATTGATAGAGCTCAATTTGCAATAGATGCTAACCAAGATGATAAGTTGTCTTTTACAGCAACTGAACGTGCTAAAGCTGATGCTAAACGTTTAGATGAGAATTTACTGGCACTTTTTAATCCGAGTGAAGATGGCGATTTATTAGCAGTAAGTAATCAAAAGTTTATTCAAGGTTTTTTAAGTAAATTAGGTGATACAGAAGCTGCCCAGTACACAACGAAAGATAAAAAACCAACACAAGCACTGATAAACAGAATCAAGGCCGCAATTTTTAGTAAAGCGTACAATGATGATCGTTTGCTAGAAATGATGGCTGATCATACAAAACCAGATCTTCAAAATATGCTTAATGCGCTTGGTGTTGCTGCCCCTAAATTTATTGAAGCGCAAGCTATAAGTCGTGGAAATGTTCAAGATATATCAGATCAAATCGTTGATGGAATGGAGCAAGCCATTGATCAACGTGTTGCTAATGCAATTATTGATGCAGCAAATACCATTTTATCTGCAAAGCAAAATGATCAAGATATTGTTGAGTTTGTAAAGCAGCAAGGGCTTTTTGAGGATCTAGGAGAAGGTGTTGCTGAGCTCGCCGTATTTCTCGCCAAGAATAGCCGCAGTTCAAAAAAAATGAGTATGTTATTTAAAGCATTAGCTGAATTTGCAGAGAAACAGGCTTTAGATAGCAGCAATATAGGTTTGTTTGGTGAACCTGAACCAGTAAGTGTAAAAGATGCTATCCAATATGCACAACAAGTGCTTGGTGATGATTTCATTAGTGTGCAAATGTACGATTCATTATTCTCTAATGCATGTAATTATTTAAAATTAATAGATTATGTATCTAAGGATCCTCTTTTTGTTATTAAATCATTGATTATAAACATTAAAAAATATAAGTTTTAATTTTTAACATTGGTATTAGAACATTTAATTAATCTATTGTTGACTAATAAATGTTCTAATATGTTTTTTGGGAATAATTTAGGAATAAAAAACTATAGAAAAGTAAAAAAATAGTGTATAAAGTTAAGTAAAATATTTTGGAGCCGCTTTATGGCTATAGCTGAAGAATTACATGTTAAAAGTTTAATCCAACCATATTCTAATTCTATTATTCAGGCTATTAAGGAGGCGTGGTCATTGTGGCTGCAAAGTCCTTTTTTTGGAAAATGGAGTTCACGCGGACGTGCCACATTCGTTTGGGAAACTGTAATTAATTTACTCAAAGAAAAATTTATGGGACGTAGTGACGTTTTTATTATAGATAAAGGTGTTACGGTACTTTTTGTAATTCAACAGCAAGTTGTTTTTCGTTTTAAATTGGCAGATAGGACTGGAAGAAGTAAAAACGTTCAAACAGATTCGGCTAAAAGCTTTCATGATCCTGAACTCAATTATAATTTATTAGCTGAAGCTGATATAGCTAGTAATATTCCACGTATTGAAGTTATCTATACTTTAAATAAGTCTGCTACTCAAATCGATAATATCAAAATGATTGCTAGAGATAAAAATTCCGTTGCTTGGAATGTAAGTTTAATTGATAGCCAAACATCATTCGTTGAATTTGACGAAAGCAAAGATACAAGTGACTTTGATACTGTTAAGGATAATCAAACAAAACGTCGTTTCAAAGGGAAATCCACTGGCGGTGGATTTAAAAAAGCAGAAGGTGAATCGTGAGTAATTTGACCTTTAATCCTGAGTTATTAAGGATAGTAAGGCAGTTTAGAGGGTTTGGACAAACAGCTCTTGCTAAAATGGCTTCATTGTCTCAGGGAACTCTGTCAAAAATTGAAGCAGGATTGTTAGAGCCTAATGAGGAAATGGTTTCAAATCTTGCCAAAGTTTTAAACTTTCCCGTTTCAATATTTTATGAGACCTATAAGCCATTTGGTTTACCGTTAAGTGTTCATCCCATGTACAGGAAGAACTCTTCAATCGGTAAAAGGGCTATTGAACAACTTGAAGCTGAACTTAATATTCGATTATTTAACTCTATGAAGTTAGTTAAAGCTATTGAGTTTGAGGAGGATTTACCACTTCCTTTTTTAAGTTTAGATATATATGAAACTCCTGAAAAAGTTGCTGAATTGCTCAGAAGAACTTGGTTAATTCCTAATGGCCCATTAAAGAATTTAACCGATTATGTTGAGAGGGCAGGGTGTCTCGTATTTCATTGCGATTTCTCTCAAGAAGGTGTGTCTGGTGTAACAATAAAAGTACCTGGTTTAAACCCTTGTATTTTTATTGATAAAAATATGCCCTCAGATAGACAACGTTTCACACTGGCGCATGAGTTAGGTCATGCAATTATGCATAAACTCCCTTCAGAAAATATGGAGGATGAGGCTAACCGTTTTGCAAGTGCTCTTTTGATGCCTTCAAAAGATATTAGACCATATCTTACTGGGAAAATTACTTTAGAAAAGCTCGCTACCTTAAAGTTGGTTTGGAAAGTTTCTATGAATGCTCTTCTTAAAACAGCAGAACGAGAAGGCTTATTAACACCATCCCAGAAAAAGTATCTATGGATACAAATGACTAAGAATGGTTATAGGACTAAGGAACCTGTAGAGTTGGATTTTCCTAAAGAAAAGGCTGTAACTATAGATCAAATTTTTGAATACTATAGAGAAGACTTAGGTTACTCAATTGATGAGTTATCTAATTTATTGCAAACACCAAAAGAAGACATTGATTCACTCTACTCATTAAATATAGTTAAGAAAAAACCAAATATACGAATTTTAGAATAAGATAGGCCCTCCATTAGGAGGGTTTCCTTTTTAATAAAAAAAAACTTTTCTTTTTAAAAAAAATAGTCATAATAAATCTATGCTTCCACACTAAGCTTGTCACTCCAACCGTATTACGGAGCGAACATTCCTTAAGTAATGATGTGTACGTATATATGATTTACAACATTAGTGTAGATCTAGATTTTTGGAGTGGTCTAATTTTTATCTACACAGATGGATCGTATAATCATGTCTGATAAGAACTTCGTATTTCCTTCAGGATTGACCAGTCAACGTGCTAGAGCTTTAGCTAAAGAAGCAAAAAAACTAAATGGTACGCAACTTTCATGTGAGCTGGATTTAATATCTAAAAAAGAATGTCAACTCCCATGGCATAAAGCAGTTGCTAAGTTTACTAATGAAGATATCTCAATTCTACATTTGAAAGTAGAAGATATTTTGAAAAAAAACCCATTATTGGGTTATGGTGGATTCTATTCTCCATTAATATTTTCAGATCGTTATTATCAACGTCAATATAGAATGTCTAAAATAGAGTATGAACAGCATTTTATTGAAGGCCGAATTTTAAGTACAGACTGGTTAAAACAAATAGAATATGCTCAGCAGTTTATGTCATATTTTGGAAAAAATAAGAATATAAATAATAATATGTTAGGTTCTTATGGGTTAAAACATATGTGTGAGGATTACTATGGAGAAATATGTGGTCAGCATACTTATATATCTAATGGTGCATTAATCATAGGTGCTATTTTAAATAATTTCAATTTTGAGCAATATAGTGAATATCATATTAACTGTAGTTTTAATATTAGTAAAAAAAAGTGAATTTTACCAATGGTATAAAATGTGGAAATATGGCTACAGGCCAAGTCAGTATCTAAAGTTTAAGATATTGGACCAAAAATATAGATCTAATAGCTAAAGCTTTAGTTAAAAAGACATGAATTAAAAAAGTAATCGATAAATCAAGGGAAATCGTTTAACTGTTCGTAAGGTGCTTAACAAATGAAAACCAGCTAACTAGCTGGTTTTCTTAATTTGGGGAGTTCTGGTGGAACATCTTAAAATAATTATATGCCCTTATCCTCTGATAGGTTCATAGGGAAACCTCTTTAAAACTTTACCTAATTCAAGTACCTCATCTTTATGTAAAAAATCCCATAGTTGATTGAATTTCTCCCGAAGTTGTACGACATTTACAGGTGTATGATGTGAAGTGTATTGATGTACTGCAACAGCACCACTTTCCTGAATTGAAATCCAGAAGTTTTTAGGGCCATTTGGAGATTGATACTTTAACTTTTCACCTACTTGTTGAGCAATTTCATAAGCCAGAGGGTTTTCTAATGCTGGATAACGTGATGAAACTCGATCTAAAAGATTTTCAAGCCGTTGTAAAGGATCTGATTCCACTTTTTCAACAACATTGATTGATTCTAAGTATTGTTTAGCTTCTTCAAAATGTATTGATAAAAGTTGGCTGTACTTAGCTATGCCAAAATGTCTGTTATGTCGTACCCACATAGATGCCCGTTGGCTGCGGTTTTTACCAGCACGGCGGTCAACTATCTCATGTAGTGCATGCTGCTGCTCAGGGGTAATCGTAAGACGTTTGTTTATTGCCTGTCCTTTTGTCCAGTAATCCCAAAGCACATCATCACATTCTTGTTGATACATGATGACTGTTTCGCGAAGTTCAGGCCGGACTTTGTTGGCGTGGATTGAGTAAAGCCATGCAGCTAATTTTCGGACAGGTAAGCAAGTCATTAAGCGACTTTTCCCATCATTGGCAACTGTGGTGATTTCCACCATAGTTGCACTGAAACGATCTTTTAATTTAACAAACTGGCTTTTCCAATCTAGCCCCATAGCTTCAACGATAGGTTTCATTGGTGTATAAGGCTGCCCATGATGTTCAATAATCATAAGTTCTGCATCATGAAATGGTACAACTTGTGGTATGTATGATAAATTAGACATATCAATATCCTTTCGTGGTTGTTGATAGAAGCCCTTGCATTTGGTTGGTAGCCTGCAAGGGCTTTGTTGTTTCAGGTTTAGAGCCTGTTGTGAATAACTATATATAGTGTATTTAAATAATGCAATATTAAAATAAATTAAAATATAAAAAGAATGCAATCTTACTGTGTTATGATTAATTATCTTTTTTAGAGAATTGAGATGATTAAGAATAATATTATTGCCTTACGAGATAAGGCCGGCATGACGGCGTATCAGTTAGCGAAACAATGCGGATTTATTTCAAATAACCATGTACTGGGAAAGAAGATAAGTGACGCAGAAAAAGGAAAAAATATCACAATTGAAACGGCTTTTTTAATCTACACTGAACTCAAAAAAGCTGGTGTATGCGAGAAGTTTGAAGATGTCTTTTGGCTTGAATGTGATGATAAAGATATCGAAAACTAAAAATATTTTTTGTAGAGTTGGAACTAACTAATTTTTAAACTTTCATATTTGTAAATAATGGTCCTATTCAATGAGTAGGGCTTTTTTATGTCCAAAGCTTTAGCTTATGCACCAGCTGTAAATACAGCAAAAACTAATTTACCAAGTAATGAATCAGATCCATTCTATGGTTCTATTTCAAAGCACAAATACGCAGAGTTTTCTCTATGTGACAAAGAGGGGAATCCTATTGCTGGCTCGCCAGTGATTAGAGCCTTATTAACGGACGGTGATAAAAGCATTGAGAGCCAATGGCAAACTCCATTTGAGAATAGTAATCCTGAGCTAAAAATGCCTATGCTCATGGCAGGCTTACAATCAGGTCAGCTATCACAAGTCGCTGAACAGATGCAAAGTAATCCTATAGCTCAAGTTTTATCAAAACTTGGGGTTCAAGATGCTATGCAGAGCGTTGAAGGGCGTACCAATCTAACTAAAGTGAATACAACTCAAGTATTCCTATCTACTTCTTCAGTACGGCTCAACCTTTCTATTTTCTTCCTTGCCTTTAGTGATGCGAAAACAGAAGTTGAAGACAGGATCATGCAATTAGAGGCTTGGAGTCTTCCAGTTTCTTTATCTTCTGATTCTACACTTCAGAATGTGGTTAATGACTCAAACTCAACTTTAGAAGGGTTGTTTTCAGGTGTAATCCCACCCTTTGTGTCTCTGACAACTCACGGCAAAACTTATAAACCTTTCATTATTGAAAGTGTTTCTGCACCAATTGTTGCGCCAATTGATGAGAAAGGTAACCGGTTAAGTTTGGCCGTGAATATAAGTTTGATGAGTCGAACTGCATGGGATTCAAAAGACATTTATTCATTGTATGGAGGCAACTAATGATTACTTTTGATCCAGTGTATGTAGGCGATAATACTTTTCAAATGCAAGAATTGAGTTTTGAGCAGTGTCTTAAAATTTCAATCATTGCGCCGAATTTAAATGAAAAAAGACTTACAGCTTTTCTTAAATCAGCTTTAGATAGTGTGTTTGATCCTTTGGTTTTAACTATTCAAGAACGATATTTACTGCTGCTGAAGTATCTTGAAAAACAAAGTAATACTATGTTGGAGGTGAACACAGACTGGTCTAAAGTTTTCCTTCAATCAGAAAATAATTGGAAAACTGAAACTACTCAAAATGGAATTACAGTTAGACAGCTTATTGGAATGGAAGTGGAGTTCTTAGAGGCAAATTGTAAGAATGTCGCTGAATGGATTGCCTGCATGATGGCTTTTCAGTTGAGTTATTCTAATCATGAGCACTTAGCTTTATTGCCGGATAGAACAAATCCTCAATTATTTGAAGAACAATTTAAGCAGCGGCTAGATTTCATTAAGAAAATGCCAGCTAGTGATTTTGATTTGTGCTATCAAGACTTTAATAATTTAAACAATGAGTTATTTACTCATTTACGGTTAAGCGTTGATAACTACGGTATTTTAGTGGAAAGAGGTGCAGATGACGCGCCTGCACGATTTCGCACCGCTTCCATCTTTACCGGAATCATCAAAGAGTTGGACCGATCTTTTGCTTGAGACAGCAAGTAGTATTTCTGAAAACTGCCCAATGCCTTTATCAGATGCTTTAAAAATGCCTTTGAGTTTTGAAAGTACTTACTTCAATTCATCTGCATGGGAAAACCGCAAGAAGTATTTAGAAAACGAAATTGAACGTCACAACGTATTCTTAAAATTAGGTCAAGAAGTCATTAAAGGATTAAATGCCCTAGCAAGTAGAGGCAGATAGTTTTCACATAGAAAAGTCTGAGTAATTCGGGCTTTTTTTTCATGCTTTGTGTTTGGAACCTTACTCCAATTAGAACAACAACACTTGCAAAAATAACCACAAATGAAACGTGGGGAATAGGTCATGTCTGATCATCAGGCAATTGAAGTCACTGTCACAACTTTTGCTAATAAAACTACCTTCTGGAGTGGTTTAGCAAGCGCATTTGGTTCTTTAACTTCAATTAATTGGTTGAGCTATACAGGTGCAATAGTGGCTGTTGTTGGCCTATTCATAAGTTTCATTTTTCAGTGGAGACGTGACCGCAGAGAACGTAAAGAAAGTGAATTACGTGAAAAAGAAAGCGAATTACGAATCAAAGCTTTAGAAGCTCTAGAGCAAGATAATTTACGAAAGAGGAAAGATGAATGAAGTTAATTGAAAACAATGCTTGGCAGTATCTATCTGTTAAGTTACCCGCCGTAGGTGCATTCATCATGCTAATTTTATTGCCAGCACTACAATGGGGTGTTGATTATGAAGTTATTCCTGAAAAATATCATGCATTTGTTACTGGTACTTTGATGCTTGTTCTGTCATGGATTGGAAAGAAAATTTCTCAACCACGACTTAATGGCCCGCAATTAACAGGCCAGTTAGTAGGGATCAATTCTTTATTGAATATCCCAACACCAACAAAGCCTGATGAATTAGCTTGGATTGCAGAAGCAAAAAAGCATCTTGGCCTTCAAGAAATACCTGGTAAACAGCATAACCCAACTATTTTAAAATGGCTCTCGGAGCTAAAGGCTTGGTGGGCTGACGATGAAACGGCTTGGTGTGGGACCTTCGTTGCACATTGCTTGAAATCAGCTGGAATTGCTTATCCTAAGCATTGGTACCGTGCATTGGATTATGTGAATTATGGTACAAAATTAGCTAAACCCGCTTACGGTTGTGTAGCTATTAAAACTCGAAAGGGTGGTGGGCATGTTTGTTTTGTAGTTGGCCGTGACAAAAAGTCTGGAAAGTTAGTATGCCTTGGAGGCAATCAGTCAAATAAAGTTTGTTATGCACTTTATAATGACTCTGACTTTCAAGAATTCAGATGGTATGGTCGTACAACTCAACCAGCAAGTAAGCGTTATACATTGCCACAATTAAAAGGCGTAACAGCTACTAGGGTTTTGGAAGCCTAATGAAGTTACTGTTACTGAGCTTTCTTTTATGTGGCTGTACGGCCCATACAATAAATAGCAACGTAAACGTATCTATTTGCGTTAAAGCACTTTAAAAAAAGCCCTGAATATTCAGGGCTTTTTTATTAATTATTTATTTCTGCATCGTAGACTGTTTTTAAAGAGGCTTTTAGAGCTTCATCATTTGTACTATCAATGAATTTCCTCATTTTCTCTTTGTATTCAAGGTGTCCAGCTTTATATTTTACAAGTAAGTATGAAAATTCAGCTTGCTTATAATTTGGGTCCTTCTTATTTTCTGGTTTGTTCAGCTCTACTTTTAGAACCTCTGCCACATAGTCATAGCACCTATTAATCGAAGTGACATCTTTCCCTTGTAATGCAAGTAACTGACATCTAAATGTAAGTCGTGCTGTGTCATTTGGTTTCTCTACTAGCTGCTTATCATTTAAGGCGTGAGCTTTATCATAGTCATTCAAAATCATATATATATTCATCTGAAGAAGCTCACGTTTTCGCTTATCTGTGATTTTATCGACCTCAGGAAGTATCTCTCGCATATGCTTTTGAAAGACTTCTTTATCTTCCATAGAGTATTTTTGAACGTACTCATTATGTTTATTAATAATTTTCTGATCTTCAGCAGATAAGGCTTTAGGCGCAGGGGTCTCAGTTTTTACTTCAGAATTTTTAGTGTTATCAGATGCATTGCTGCATCCACTTAGAAGTGCTGAGCCAATGATAAATAGGGTTAAATACTTTTTCATGCTTTACGTCTTGCCGCCGAAGTTATTGTAAACTCGTAAGTTACGTCTGGGGGAGAAGTTACGACTACACCGCCATCAAATTTCGCATCATATTTCATTGTAAGCTTTGCCTTAATTACTTCTAAGTCTGGTGCGGGTAGCTTAATCTCGCAACTACCTACAGGTTGTTTTTCATTTGCAGTATTCCAGTACCCTTTACCGACTTTTAAAGTGATCGTGTCACTTATCTGTTTATCTTTCTTAAATAAGCGAAGCACAGCACGCGGGATGATTGTTGCATCAGCTCTAACAGTAGGTGGTAATAGGGTTGCAGTTACAAAGAGTTGATCTTTTTTGACTCGGTGGGTTACTTCAAAGTTACAAGCGCCCGATACTATTTGTGACATTACACCAAATAAGTTTGTTCTATCTTGATCGTATGGCATTAACATCGTTTTGAATGGGACCATTGTTGTTTTATTTTGTTCTATGTAGTAATTCTCGTACTCATCTTTTACAAAGCTGTCTGTTGTTGGTTGTTTTTGAGACATTGGGGCTGGTGATGATTTAGCAGCAGAAGATGCGGATCCACCGCCGTTGTCTTGAACGACCAAATGTTGTTTAGGTAGAAGCTTACAACCACATGAAAGAGAGTCATTAACACGAGCTGCAGCTTTACCGAAAATCTGCATATTCGGATCGCCAGATACAATCGTTGCGACAATTTTATGTGTTGGGCAGGTTGCTTTATCACCGACACAAGCAACGGCAATGCCATCAATTAGAAACAAACTGTTCCCTGAAATTACTTGGCCGCCTCCTGTGGTGGGGCAGCCGATTGTTATATATGGGGTTGCCAAATCAATTCCATCTTATTTTATTGAAGTCGAGGAATGTTAACAAAGTGAAATAGACAGTGCTGTATAGTTTTATTATACGGTACTGATCACGAGTTAAATACTTGCCGGAGTGTTGATATTGATATGAAAGTCGACTAAGCAGGGCTATTTTTTTGATTTTTTAATATAGTCATTGTTAATTTTCCTAGTTTCACGGTTTTTTAAATATGTATATATTCTTGCCTTGATATGATAATCAAACCAACTAATCATTTTTTGATCGGTTAGGTCAATTTCTTCATATTCTTCATAATGCTCAAAAGTTTCTAATTGAGAATGTATTTTGAAATTTTGCCAATCAATCACTCCATCTTCCAAAGCCTTTTCAATAACATTTTTAATATGTAAAGTACCATTTTCCATTTTTAATTGTTCAGTATCAAACTTTAATTTACCTTCTAATAGTGAACTTTCTGGATTTTTACTAATAGTAATAAAGGAATTTTCACCATTCTTTGTTATTATTTCAATAAAGTATAAAACATTATTTCCAACTGGAATCCCATTTATAAATTGCCCTTTATGTCTAATAATTAATCCTGTGGAATAATGACTCAAAACTTTATTTATAATTTTTTTGTATCTTAAATTGCTACATACAACGATTCCTTCTGTAGTATCTAAGACTATTTTTTTTTTTATTTTTTTATTATTAATAATATCTGGAAGATTAACAATTCTTTTTACGCCCGCCATATACACGAAATGTGGTTCAAGTTTTTGGTTTAAGGTTTCATAGGGCTTAAGTACAAAAGTTTCATCATAACCATCGATTAATTGAATATAAATATTATGACCAACTCTAATAAATATTTTATTAATTATGACAGGCTTATCTTTTTTATTAACTAAAATGATTGAAGAAATGTATCTTTCAGTGGATGAGAAATCACTACGAAGTGTAAAAGTTGCTGCAATACTATTTCCAGACTTTCTTAAATAATTTCTAGCAGTTACATATAAAGCTAGTAAGGAAATTAATAGTGTAGGAAGAAAATATTCTGGAGTTAGTTTTAAAAAATCTTTTAAATTTATATAATAAATTGGCTCAATACTTGTAAAGTATATTATTGAAAATAGGGTTAAAGAAAAGAATGCTAATAAAAATATTCTATCAATCATCGAGTTCGCCAAAAAAATTTTTAGTATTAAAAACAATCAATCATTTATAGTCAATAACTCATCCCACTGAAAAGGATTTCTACTCAATTTATCTCTACTCATTGACCAATTGCGACCTGGTACATAACATGTACTTATACCAAGTTTTCTCTTCCCGAATTTTGTGTGTACGTTATCTAGTGTTTTCATCAATTGTTCTTTCTTTTCTATAGCTTCAAAATCTGTGAGAAGGTCATAAGTGTGACCAGATTTAGGTTCTAGCCCAGTCAGTATGACCTCACATTTTTTATACTTAATACCTTCTTTAAAAATGTGAGATACCATTTTTGTTGCAGCTTTTACGAAATCTAATGCACAATCTGTTGGCTGTGAAAATGAGCCGGTTATTGACTTGTTATAAAACGGTACATTTTCATCAAAAGGACTTGATTGAACAAAAACAATAAGACAGCCGCATAATGATTCATCATCTCTCAATCTCTTACATGCTTCTTGTGCATGCATAGCTATTGCTTCTTGTAGGTCAATAAGTTCGGTAACTTTCGCACCGGATAAACATCATTCTTATAGTCGAAGGTAGGTTCTAAGAGATCTAATAGATGTACCCGGTCTTTTGAAATTGGCTCATAATTAGCGCACATGATTATTTCCTTATTATTTAGTTTTAGAATGACAATTTTAGAGAAAAGGTTTTATATAATTATGTATCGAGTTTTCAATAGAAAATTACACTGAATATTTTTTGAATAAGATATTAATATAATTTGCCTTTTGGGAAGAAATGTTAAAATGAATTTATTGGAAGTTATAGCTAAAAATTGTGGATTGGCAGTGGTGGACTCCGTAACTTTAGGGCTAGGTTCAGCTGTAAAGAATTCCTTTTATGAAATTAAAGATCATGTAAGTCAATGTAATGATGCACTGTATCTAATGCAAATTAAAACATTTATTGAGACAATCGATTTAGATGAAGGGGAAGTGAAAGATTTTTTTAGCAAAAATCCAGATAACAATCGACTAGGAATTGAATTATTTAAAATTTTAGAAAGTACATACATAGAAAAGCAAGCAAATTTGTTAGCCATTAACTTTCAAAACTATTTACAGGGTAAGTATGATAAAAGCCAATTTAATAAGTATATAAATTTAATAAAAAAAATTGATGCACATATTTTTGAAGTAATTAATAATGACTTGCAGTATCCTGAAAGGCTCCGCGGACAATCCATACCTTGTGAAGGATTGCCAAAAGATGCCACTGATTACAACAAATATTGGGAATTTGAAAATCTTTTAGTTAGTGACTTCAAAGATTTAGAAGTTGTAGGATTAATTGAGGAAGAAATAGAGGAAACTTCGGTTACATACAGCTCAGTTGTAAGCCCTAAAATTAAGAGAAAGAGAACGCGTTTCTATCATAATTTTTATATTGACCTTTATAGTAAGCTAAAATAAAAGTGGGAAGAGCCTAGAATTTTTCAAAATGAGTTCAACTCCTATAGTCGGACTTGAACAAAAAAGAAACTGTTGTTAATCATACTTAATCAAAATTAAATGTTATACATGAGTTATACCAGCATGTTATATGCCGAAAAAGCAATTATAAAATCAATTATTTAGGATTTTTGTTCAACTCCCGCCATCTCCACCAAATACCTAACAAAACATGGCAAAATATGCCAAGTTTTAAAACGAAAAGGCTTGATTCTAAAGGGATTGGGCCTTTTTTCTTGCCTGAACATAACTAAATATAACTAGCCATAGTGTACATGCACCGTGTACACTGCCTTGTACATTGCACATTTTGTTGAACTCGCTGGTGTACAAGCCATGAAAAGAACAGAAATCAAACGTAGACCGTTATCAGATACCGTACTAGCTAACCTTGAACCGGAATCAAAAGAATATCGGGAGCTGGACGGCGAAGGCTTATATTTCCGTGTAAAGCCTGATGGTAAAAAAGCATGGCTATTCAGATATAAAAAAGCAGATGGTAAATGGTCATGGCTGGGTATCGGTACTTATCCTGAATTATCAGGAGCAGGCGCAAGGAAGAAGGCTAGAGAGATAATCAAGGATATATCACAAGGTGATAATCCAATCATTACCAAGCAAGAACGTAAACGCCAAGAGCTTGAGCAAAATAATGCCACCTTTGAAGTATTGGCCCGTGAATGGCTGGATACCAAAGCAAATACTTGGGTAAAGGACACCATGACCCGAAACAAGGGTGCATTGGAAAAACATATATTTGCCATTTTTGGTAAACGCTTGTACACCAGCATTAAGCCGATTGAATGGATGAATCATTTAAAAGGTATTCAGCAACATCAAGGAATATATGAACAGGTAAACCGAGTTCGGGCCATGTGTCGTGATATATACGATTTTGCAAAGGTGACAGGCCGTATTGATTACAACCCATTAGAGGGGCTGCAAAAGTTCCTACAGCAGGGCGTAAAACAAAATATGTCACATGTGAGTGAACAGGAGTTACCAGCACTATTGAGGGCCATTAATAGCTACCCAACTATGGACGTTCGGATGGGCTTGCAGCTTTTGGCCATGTTGTTCTGTCGACCTACCGAGCTAAGGGAAGCCAAGTGGCAGGAGTTCGACTTGAATCAAGGGATATGGAATATACCAGCCGAGCGCATGAAGAAACGCCGTGAGCATGTAGTGCCTTTACCTAGGCAAGCTATTACCATACTAAATGAGTTAAAAACTTACGAAACCAATTCTGAGTATTTATTTCCGAGCAGATCAGACAAGAGCAAGCCAAAGTCGGACACAGTTTTCATTATGGCCTTGCGCCGTATGGGGTATGAAGGTAGACAAACACCGCACGGATTTAGGCACATTGCCAGCACCTTGTTAAACAATCGTGGTTTTGATGAACGTCATATTGAAGCAGCACTGGCACACGTAAAGGATGGCGTGGCAGGCGTATATAACAAGGCTCAATATTTAGATGATAGAAAAATCATGCTGCAATGGTATGCGAATCATTTAGAAGAAATTGCAGATCAAAGGATTATTCAGTTTAAAAAGGCTAAATGACAATATATGGCGAACTATTAGCCAATAAATGCACAAATATAGGTAAATATCGTTTATATTTAGATTACTAGGTATAGGCAGGCCAGCCGACAAGCAAGTCCCCAACTTGTTTACCTAGCTACTTTGGGGGATGCTTGGGAGGCGGTTTTGATTGGTGCTAATGAAGATTTGGATAATATTCCAAAGCAATTTATTTCAGTTAATGAGTTGCTAGAGATTTTTGCCGACCTTGAAAAAACTACCTTAGAAAAGTCCGCGCAATGGCTTATAAACAATAAACAAATTTTGAATGCAGCCAAAAAGCTAGTCCTTAAAAATGAATATACACTTGTCGAATACGAACATAGCGATAATGATTTTTATAACTGCCCAATTGAAGCGTTGTCGCTTATTGCTAGTGGCGAAGATTGCGACCCTTATAGTGATTACGTAGGCTTTTCTAGGTATGTAATATTAATGAGCTTGAAGGAGCTTGGCTTAGATATTGGCGATGCCTTGATTAATAATAGTCGTGCTTATATTGCCAAAAACTGCCATGAATATGATGATAATTTTTATAAAAAGCAATGCGCCTATTTAATAAGTATGATTGGTCAAAGTCCTGCACTAGAGCTACCTATCCAGCAAGAAAAGGATATTAATAATACCTATCTCTTAAATCCAAGTAATCCGAACTATATCCCAGCATACGCCTTGCTTCTAAGAATACATCATGATTTAAATACAGTTGGCAGATTTGAGGGTACAAAACAGAAAAGAGTTGCCGATTGCCTTGAGGAATATGGACAGCACTACGGTGTACAAAATACACCGACCAACGCTATACACTTTTCAAATCTGATAAAAGTTAGAACTACGGCCAAAGATGAGGCCAGCACAGCTATGAAAAAAATACTTTCTCAAGAACAAAAATAATATTTTCTTTTATCAAAGTAATAATTACATCTTATTAAAATAATACTTTTTTAGCTATAGTGATAATTTGCGAAGAAAAATAATTTTTTTGTCCGACTAATTAATATTTTAGTTTTTTAAATTCATATATTTAGGTGATTAATTTATATTTTTTAATAACAAAATAAAACCCATACTAAACCCATATTCTTTTGTATATGGGCTTTTTTATGACTATTAAACCTATCCGCGTTCAATTCAAAACCGCTTGTGAACTATTGGACATAAGCCGTGAATCATTGCGTCACATTCAGCGTACAGATGAAACTTTCCCGAAAGCAATAAAAATAGGTACTACCAAACAGGCTCCAGTCTATTTCGACTATGCCGAGCTTGTAGAGTGGCATAACAACCAAAAACAAAGCCTTGCAGCTATGGAGGCATAACCATGAACCATCAAACTGTCATCCTAGATTATCTCAAACAAGGCAAGACCCTAAGCCAAGCTGAAGCCATAGAGTTATGCGATTGTTACCGCCTAAGTGCTGTTATTCAGCGTTTACGCCTATTAGGTCATAACATTGTGACCCACCAAGAGCCAAACCTAAACAGCAAAGGCACTCATGCCCGATACGAATTAAAAGAGGTGACAGCATGAACGCCGTAACCCATTTCGATTTTAAATCCAGATCCGTTCGTATTGTCCTAGATGATAATCAAGAACCGTGGTTTTGTTTAACCGATGTATGTAAGGCTTTGGACATTTCAAGATCATCTGATTTATTACAGATTCAAAGGGGGGATGTTAAAAACGAAACCCCTAAGCGAAATGGTGCATTAGATTCAAAGGGTGTGGCGGATTACCACACCCCTACCAATGGCGGTATTCAAAAACTCAAATTTATTAATGAGCCGAATTTATATCGCATCATCTTTCGATCTAATAAAACCGAAGCGTTGAATTTCCAAAACTGGGTATTTGCTGAGGTATTGCCGTCAATTAGAAAAACCGGTTCATATTCTGCTAGACAGTCAGCTTATGAAGAATTGAACCGTTTATGTATGCAAGAGAAAGTATCTAAGGATAAAGGTACATTTCATAGTTTAGGTATGCACCGCCGTAAATATGAAAAGCATTTAAACGCCAAGCGTATCCAAACATGCAAAGCAAATTTACAGATTGCTTTTGATGGGTTACACCATGAATAAGTATGTAAACCCTGAATTTTTCAAAGCCTTTGACCATTACAAAGCAATGCTGGCCCAGTATGGGGAACATCACCCCATCACTGAGCAGGCCCTCATTTTGACAATGCACTACACGCCTGAGCATATCAAAGCGGAAATGCACCAAAAGGCAAAGGAATTAAATCTATTGCCACCCCCAAGCGGTTATACGGATGACGGCGAACCCATGTACCAGTTAGAGGACATTGCAAAGCATTTCGGCATTAGCTTTGAAGAAGCAGAACAGTGTTTATTGCAGATGATGGATAACCGCCAGCAAGTCGGATTATCAAATGACGGCGTTTTGATTGATTCAAATATTCATATCAACCGTGTGCAGTAAGGGCCAATAATGAAAAATGAATTATTCGATATTGCCAACATGCCCAAGTATGGTTATATTAATCGGGCTTTGAGCAAAATCTCAAAGTTAGCTTTGGTCGGCTATAAATGTAACAAAGGCGCACAGTCCGCTTATCGGGCTTTTTTTGTGCGTAATATCTCTATGCGTTCGCATATCTCTATGGCGAAGCTGGAGAGGGACACCTTCGGGTGTGCAGGTTTCCTTTGTTCCCTGTCGACCAACCCTTTTCAGCTTTGCCACCCTCATTTGGTCGTGAATGGCAAAGCTCTTTTAAAAAACGAAGGAGCGCATTAATCATGCCTAAAAATATCCATCAAATTACACGCCAGCGTATCCAGTCAGCAGAATTCGCACAAAAGCAGGGATTGGTTAAACGCATTTCTTTAATGCTTAAAAAAGTATGGGGAGTGTAGCTATGAATAACCAAAACGCTAAAAACACGCCTAAAACTTATGATGCAGGCGATTTATGGGACATTCAATCATTAGCTGAATTTGATATGAACTGGATGGAAGTAGCAATTTCAGATATTAAAAATCGTTTAAAAGAAATAAAAGCCGAACTTGGTGGTAAGGATGTTTTGGGCTTTTATGCTTTGGAAAATGTCATTGATATGTACCAGTATATTGCCGAAAAACGTCACAGCTATCATGCAGAGCAGGCAGAGAAATATAAAAAAGAATGGCATGGGTAAGGAGGGGGGACAATGAACATTAAACCCGCTTGGGATACTAAGCCTGATATGTTTGAGGGCAGCATTTCAAATGTTACCCCGCAAACACAACAAAGCCCACTGGAGGAAGTGGGCAATGGTGCAAGTCATTCAATAATTGAAGCACTTGAAGAACATACAGTCCCATTATTTAACAATAATCCACTACACGGTGCAATGGCTGAAATGGTGGGTGGTTGTCCTGTAGAAATCCGCCGTTCAGTGATTGAGAAAGCCACCCAATATGGAGAAGCTGATGATAATGCCCTATATGGTTTAGCCGTATTTGATCTATACAACGAGCATTTACAGCCTACAGGTGCAGTATTCACTAACCCAACTATTAAAGGTTTTAAGGATATTGTTTTCGGCCATGGCGGTTTGTATTTCAACCGGTCAAAGTTGAATGAATTACCTTTGATTGTGACGGATGACATTCATCTTGCATTTAAAACAGCGTATCCAATCTATGCACCGTATCAATCAGATAAGATTAATGCTTATACCCTCAAGACATTGATGCAAGCACATGCTGATCTATGTGTGATAGCCCCAGTCCATCAGCAAGATGCCATACAACGGCGTTACAGTGGTATGGATGTCAAAATGGCATTTATTCCTGAACCTCCAAACATTGCTATGCTTCAAGATGAGCTAGACAGCATGATTAAGGTGGCGATAGATCAAGCCAAGAGCCTGGCAAAAGGACACTTAGCTAAACCATTTAAGATCAAGGAAGGCGAATATTTAAATATCCTTATGGATGGCTTATATCTAGTGAAGGAACATGATGATGGAGAAGGCGGTATTAAACGTACTAGAACCAGAATATCTGATTCAGCAATTATATTAGGTGAAGCCAGAAGCTTGAATAATAATAACTGGAAGCGTGTAATCCAGTTTAATGATAAAGACAATGTTCAGCATACGTTACTCATTCCCTATGAGCATTTCATGGGTGAAGCACAAGAAGCATTAAAGATCATTGCCAATCATGGATTAATGCCACCACGACAACCAAATAAGAAGAATGTATTTATTAACTACATTCAGGACTATCCAATAGAAAAGCGTTTTCGATGTGTTGACCGTACCGGATGGCATGGTCATTCATACGTTACGCCAAGCAAAACATATGGCGATTCTAGCGGAGAAGAACTTTTATTTAATAGTGAAATGAAAAACCCCTACGCCGTGCATGGCAGCCTTGCAGGATGGCAAGAACTAAGCCGCTTGATAGAGCCCCATGCACTGGGTGTACTGGCGTTTTCTTGTGCATTTTCGGGACAATTGGTTGCGCCATTAAACTTAGAGAGTGGTGGCTTTCATATCTATGGCTCATCTACCGATGGAAAAAGTACCATTACAAAAGCAGCGTGTAGCGTGTGGGGCAATCCTAGAGAAGTATCGAAACAATGGCGCACCACAGACAATGCCCTAGAGAACGAAGCCGAATTAAGAAACGATAGCTTTCTAAATCTTGATGAATTGCGACAGGCGCCCCCTAAGGCCGTGTCGGATATTGTTTATATGCTTACTGGTGGGCAAGGTAAATCACGAAGCAGCAAGACAGGCAAAAATAGGGATTCTAAGCAATTCAACTTGATGTATACGTCCACTGGCGAAGTCACCCTCGAGGAACATTTACGGCGTGGCGGTATCGAGCTAGATGCAGGTTTATTGCTTAGGTTCGCCCATATCCCTAGTGATGCAGGCAAAGGATACGGCGTATTTGAATGTGTCAACTATGGCAGCAATTCAAGCGACTTGGGCAACCGCATTAATGAGCTTGCTGCGAAGCATTACGGACATGCTGGCATCAAATGGCTTGAGTATCTGACCAGTGATAAAGATGTAGTAATGCAGCAGGCCCAGAAATTACTAGACAGCTTTATTGAGCAGCACACCCAAGCAAAGAACGGACAAGCTAACCGCGTTTTACGCCGTTTTGCATTGGTGGCGGTGGCTGGAGAGCTGGCAACGCTGGCAGGCATTACAGAGTGGCAGCAAGGACGCGCATTTGAAGCCGTAGCGCAATGCTTTAATACTTGGCTAAATAGTCTAGGCGGTGGCGAGAATATGGAAGAAACAAAGATTCTTGAACATATCAAAGCCTTTTTTGAATCCAACGGAACGAGCCGTTTTGAAGACTTAACTGTAATCAGACAGGCAGACGGCGAAGTAATCCGTCCGCGCACTCATAACCGCGTTGGGTATTACGATCCTGATGATAAAGTCTATCTTGTATCGCCGACCATGTTTAAAAAGGAAATGTGCATAGGCATGAACGAGGCGAATGTTAAAAAAGCCTTAATCAAACATGGCTGGATTAAAGAGTTTATCGAGGGAGGCAAGAAACTATATGTGAAAAAGTCTAGCGTCAATCTACCCGACGGCACACGGCCGAGAATGATGCACTTTAGCACTGAGGCCATGCAGAACTCAGATAGTGAAATCTGAAAATAGATTTTATAGGGTGGACGATGTGGACATAGTGGACATAAAGAAAATATTTATAGTTAATGTATTGCTATATATAGATATTATTATGTCCACTTTATATAAATATACATAATTTTAATAGGTGGACATAAGGTGGACATGATTCAAGGTAAATATATCTTGTCCACCTACTATGATTTTAATGTCCACTTTTTTTATATGTTGTTTTTCCTATGGGTGGACAGATTTAATTATTTAAAATCATGCATATAGAAGTGAATGTCCACTTTGTCCACCATGTCCACCTAAAATTACACATATACAAGTACAAGCATATTAAGAGATTGAACAATGCCAAACGTAAATAAAGTTACTGTCATGGGTGTGTTAGGTCTTAACCCTGAAACTAAACAATTTTCCAACGGTGGCAGCGTTACGATATTCAGCGTTGCAACTACTGAGTTTTAGAAAGACAAGACCACAGGTGAGCGTAAAGAGGCTAATAGCATAAATCTGTATCAACAATCGTTTAAAGAGTGTTGCCAAAGGCCATAAGGTTTATATTAAGGGAAGGGGAGGCTAATTTCTTACAAATGAAAGTTAAGGGGGTAAAGTTGAAGTGCTATTCTTAAATTCAATTAGTAGGTTTAGCTTAAATTAATAAACTCAACTTTTATATCAAGGTTAGTTATGTCAGAACAGCAATTAAGAAAAGTTAAGGGAATTTGGTGTAAATTTAACAATCAAAATAGAATGTCAACTGTTACCCTCGATGAGATGCGTATATGTTGTATAAAAAGGGGGGTAGAGATTATTGAGATTGAAGAATGTACTTTTGGTTTTAACCAAAGTATTCCAGCAATTAAAATTACAGTTGCAAATAATCTGACTGCATTATTACCTCGCCAGAAACTATTTGATATTCAGATATATAAAAATAATATTCTACCTTTTAAAAAAGAAGAAGAATTTTGGCATAAAGTAGACTGGTTCCCACCAGTATTTATGAATATGGAAATGATAAATGAAGGCTTTAAAGTAACTAATTTAAAAATTGGTTATCAAGATTATTTTAACAAAACTCAGCTTCAGGAGCGTTTTAGTGAGTTCTTCCCGACTGTGTATAATCTTTCAAATATCATTCCTATAACAATTCAAACATTGCCCAAGTCAATTTCTATTTCAAAGCATGTTCCTGTAATCAGAGAGTCTATTTTAGCCTTCTACAGTGGAATGCGAGTAACATCAGTAGCATCATTAATTCCAATTGTTGAAGATATTTTAAACTCGATCATTGAGGATGCCGATGAAGATCTAAAGTTAAAAGATAAAGTTCAGAGATGTATTGCACGTGCAAGAGAAAATATAACTTCCGATCATATATTAGGCGCTGACTGGATACCTGATGAATATATTGAAATTGATGTTTTAAAGGTAATGAATGAGCGTATTAGGATAATTGAATTAATAGGTGATTGGCTAATCAACAGCTTTTATGAAAAAACAAATAAGTATCAAAATTCATCGGGTTTTAATAGGCATTTTTTTGCACATGCAAAATCTGAAATTTGGCAAAACCCATCTAATTTTTTTAGAGCAATGGGTTTAATTCAGGCCTTAGCCTTTGTCGAATGTTTTGCAATGAAGCAATCAAAACTTTCTATATTTGCACCGCTTCCAGATCAAAGGTCTAAATCATTTCATATTGAAGTTTTGGCCTGTTTAAATAGTCAGCATACAAAAATATTTTTTCTTCAGCAGATACAAATAAATAATAATCTACCTTTTAATGTCATTGTATCTGATGATGGCTGGTTACGAAAGTCTGCTTTGCTGTCCTCTCAAATGAATGATGATATTGTCAAAAGATTGCGTAATACAGGATGGCAATGCCATTCATTTTCTGAGCCGGAGAAAGAGGGAGAGTTTATAACAATACAGGCATTTAAAAATGGAAGAAATATTAAAATTGCCCTTTTGTATTGTTGTGATACATGCAATAAAATCTATAAAGAACTTGAGAAAACATGTGACTATATACTTTATTTGGGCCCCCCCTATAAACAATCTTCTTATGCTCAAGGGGTGCAAAAACATGTGGGCCCTTTAAATGCTTGGTTAGTTCCCAATTAGCCGAGATTTCCAGTAAGTACCTTAAGAAAGGTGGCAAGGTTTATGTTGAGGGTTCATTGTGTACTGGGAAGTGGAAAGACTAAAAATGGCATAGATCGAGAGGTAACAGAGATTCGGGCGGATGTATTGCAATTGTTTGGATTATTTTATTAG